ATTTTTCATTGTTCGATTTTTCATTGTTCGATTTTTCATTGTTCGATTTTTCATTGTTCGATTTTTCATTGTTCGATTTTTCATTGTTCGATTTTTCATTGTTTGAATTTTCGTTATTTGATTTTTCTTTTAATTTGTCACCTGGACGATATTTTAAAAACCAAGCCTCATATTCTGGACTAGATTTTTTTAATTCTTTAAATTTCTGTGCTTTTGTTTCTCGAATATCTCCTAATGAATGTTGCTTTCCATAACAATCAATGCTAAATCTTCTCAATAAACCTTTTTGTTTTAAACGATTACGTTGTTGAACATCAAATAAAAATTTTGACATACACAAAATACGTTTTGGATCATAATAATCACGATTTATAAACATAAAAGCTAAATAAAAACTTAACATAGTATCAATTGTTGCAACTCTAATACTATCACCATTAATTGTTATTTTATTATAACTATGACATCCTGATGGTGAGTATATATAACATACACTATCTAAACCTATTTTTATTTCATAATGATCAGATAATATATCTTGTAATCCTTTGTGTTTTACTACTTTTACTTTTTTAAAATCATTTTCTTCCAGCTCCTCTTTTATTAACTCTGCTAATAATTCTGGTTCATCACTTAATATATCAAAATCTGGATCTTTTGTAAATTTCTTGCGGATATTATATGGCATATATTTTGAATATAAAAAGTTAGCATAACCTCCAAAAAAGATAGATTCAGTATCTATACTTGCTGTTCTTATAATTTCATTAATCGTATCAATATCTTTATTGTCACCTTCATATTTACGTTGAAAATTTTCATAATTACATGTATCATCTCTAATTGGAAAATATTTATTTAATAAAGTCAAACGTTTTAAAACTTTTTCCCATCTACTAATATCACCTTTTGGTCTTGATAATTCTAAATACATTGACATTCTCAAATAATTTGGAGGACAATAATTTATTCCTAATTTTTTTATACAATTCTCTTTCAAAACATTAAATAATGATTTTTCTAATAATGTTATATCAGCCATAGGAATAAAATTAACATATACTTTATACGTTCCATAATGAACACCTGATTTAGCTTCTACTTCAGCATATCCTGCAGCTAAATAAATATCTACCAATTTTTTAGCATGTTCTATTGGTGTAGGAGAAAAAAAATCATAATCTGGTATTTCTTCTTCATAATTATAAAATTGATCTTTTTTTGGTAAAATATTATTTATAGCTGTACCACCATAACAAATACATCCATTATCTTTTATAAATTTTTCTACTATTCTTATCATTTCTTTTATTTCTGGTGTATTAACATTTTCTTTGTCACGTTCAACAGCTTTGTCTACTGCTGCACGTAATACTGCCAATTCACATTCTTCAAATGACATATTTCTATCGCAAATTTTTTTCATATCTATTTTGTATTAAATAGAGATAAAAATTTATTTAATTTTATATTTTAAATACTTTAAGTCAGCCGGTGTTTTTTTATCCAAAGCAAATCTCAAATCATCTGGTTTTAAAACAAAAGCATTATTACTATTTTTAAAATAATCATGATAACTCTTCATATTATCATCTGCTTTTTGAAAGCACATTCCTACAATTTGACATCCTGTTTCAAAATGTTTTTTAGAGTCTATATTATTTGCTTTATTAGCTATATTAGGAAATACAATAGTAATATTGTTTCTATTGTAATTTTTCATATTAGAATCATTAAAGTTTTCTGTATCTTTATCTGTTAATAAACGAATATAACTAGATGTACTTATTCCATTAATATATTCATATAATTTAGTGTTTTCATAAAGTTCTATTTTATTAGATACAATTATTACTATTTTTTTTAATAAATTACCAATTGGTGTTAAACCAATATTTTTTTTATAATTATTAAAACTATATTGTGGATCAAGCAAATATTCTTTATTAATATATGTTTGTAAAACATTTGCCATTTCATTATACATCATCGTATTTTCGCTCATAATTCTAAAATGTAATATTAATGGATCTTCGTAATTTGGAACAACCTCTTGAGAAAAAGCCATTGTATTAATAATTTTAATAGCATCCTGAAATTCTATATGATTTAAAGCATTCGTTGAATTAATATCATACCTTGATGAAAAAGCTATAACAGGTATATTGTTTCTTGAATATATTTCAAAATCCAAAAATCGTGCACCTTGACGAAGACAATTTTTAAGAGCACAAATATCTAAATAATCCTCATTGAAATTATTCAAAGCACAGCAATTATATGCAGATTTTATATAAAAATTACGCAAAGGATTTTTTGCTATTACATCATTACTTAATGATATTAAAGATGGTATTTCTCTATTTTCTTCTTCGATTCGGTTACAATGACTGTTTATTAAAGTATTCGATGTATCATTGAAAAAACCTTCTTCTATATCTATATTTTTTGATTTTAAAAACAACCATATTGCAAAGGATACCAAAAGAAGCATAGATAATATTATGATAAAATTTTCAAGTATTCTTTGTGTCATATTATATGAGCAGAGAAAAAACCTTTATTAATTATTAATTTCCATAATTTTTTTATACAATGTATTTGTGAATATTGCTAATTCAATTTCATTTTCATGTATTTCATGAAATATTGTGATATATTTACATATTGCAGGAATTATTTTATATTTCATTTCCTCATCAATAGTTTCAGTATATTTTATATAATTATAAAAAGCATCATAAATATCCATTACACTATATCCTTGCTCATATAATTCTAATAAACAATTAATTGCGTCTTTAATTTTATGTTCTTGTAAATAATTATAATAATTATTAAAAGTACAATAATTTATTGTAGTACATAAATCTATTGCTAATTGTAAATTTATATTTTTTTCCAATAATTTAAATACTTGTAAATAATTTATTAATAAACATGGTGAATTATTGGAAATTTTTATAACAAATTCTATTGCCTCTTCGTCCATTTTAATTTTTTCTTTTGTTATTATTTTCTTACATATTTTTTCTAATTTACTACTATCTATATTGGGCATTTTGATTATAAATAATCTTGACTGTAAATTATCAATCACTTTTGAAATTGAATTACATGAACATATAAATAACACGTTGTTACTATAATTATCAACAATATTTCTTAATACTTGTTGGGTTTGATCTCCTATTAAATCAATATCATCAATAACAACTATTTTCTTCTTGTTTTTTATATTACAATATGATTGACAAAATATTTTAATTTCATTTCGAAAATATTGAATTCCCATATCTTTTAGTGGATTAATGTACAATATATTTTCTTTTCGTTGTATTTTATTAATATCTTTATAATATACATTTATTAGCATATCTATCAATGAGGTTTTTCCACAACTTGAATGACCTGTAATTAATATACTTAACTCATTCAATTCTATTAATTTATCTATTAATTTTTTAAAATCGCTTGAAAAATGAAAATCATCTATTTTAGTTGGTTTATATTTTTCAATTAATGTTTCGCTCATTATTTTGATATTAATTAAAATCTTTAATTATATTTAAATACTAATAAATTAGTATAACTTATATATTAGTATCTTATATCATTTTAGCTTATAATTTATTTTTTTTATTATATAATTTTGGATACATTTTGTAATGAAACTCACAAGGTTTACAGGACATTCTTCCTTCATGTGGAAATCTTTTTTCAACTGGTAATATTTTTCTCCAATTTTCACCATATTTATGATCTAAATATTTATCAGGATTATTCATAATAAGAACAGAAAAATCTTCAAAAGGAACACGTTTTAATGGATAAATATCTTCTTTTGTTAAATTAGCACTTATACTATGTTTCATATCATCTGGAAAATATATTTTTCCTTCTGCGTTTTCCTTATATATGTTAATATCTATTTGTAATCCTTGATGTGATGTTTTACCAACATATGGATAATCTGTATAACATGTTTCCAAATCTCTCAACTTTGCGAGAATTCTATGATTATACTTTGGATCTGTTTTTTTATTTTGGAAAAATATGTGTTTTGGTAATTCATCTTGTATTACTGATTCTAAACGTTTATAATCTTTTTCACATACTTCAATATCAACATCTCCATCCCATGGTATCCAACCATCATACAATAATACACCTATTAAACTCCCCGCTATTAAAAAATATTTAATATTATGTTTTCTACAAATTCTATCAAATTCTTTCAACATAAGTGACATTCTTTTTTGTCCTTTTTTTATGTTTAAAATATCTTTTTGTGATAATTTTGAAGAATATTTATTATCAAATACAATTTTTTTTTGATTACTACCATGAAAGAGTGAAAATAAAATAATTAATAACAATATTATACTTAATAATAAATTTTTCATATTAATTATATTTTATAAACATTTTTTTTTGACTAATAATTAGTTTATTATGATTTAAAATAATTATTATAATAATTATAATGACCAATTTTTACAATATATTAGGTGTCAATGAAAAAGCTGATAGTGATGAAATAAAAAAGGCATATCGTAAGTTATCATTTCAATGGCATCCTGATCGTAATAAAGATCCTGGAGCAGAAGAAAAATTCAAAGAAATAAATGAAGCATATGAAACATTAGGTGATCCTGATAAACGTAAAATGTATGATTTATCTTTCAAAAATCCTTTTATAAATGCTGCTTTTTCAGGAGATCAAGATGATCATTTAAATAATTTAAATTCCATTTTTAATGATATATTATCTTCAATGAACAATATGAATCCAGAAGATATGCAAAAAATGGCAAATGAAATGGGTGGAATGGGTGGATTAGGAGGTTTGGGTGGTCTTGGTGGTTTAGGTGGTTTCGGTGGTTTAGGTTCAATGGGAGGAATACCATCTTTCTTTATGGGAGCAATGAATAATTCAGGAGGACAAATGCCTACAAATACACCCATGAATTTTCAACAAATGGCTGGGAATATGCCAATGCCAAATATTCGTATTTTTACAACCACACAACCATCAATGGATGATTTTAATAATTTTACAAATCTAAATAACAACAACTCAAAAAAACCTGATACTATTAAATATGATTTACATATTACTTTAGAAGAAGCTTTTAAAGGAACTAATTATTCTATTGAAATTGAAAGATACAATATTGATCCTACTTATCACATTAAAACCGATGAAACTATAAAAATTGATGTTCCTATTCCAGAAGGTATTGAAAATAATGAAATTATTTTAATGAAAAATTTAGGTCATAATATTAATAATGTAATCAAAGGCGATGTTGAAATAAAAGTTATCATAGATAAACATGAAACATTTAAACGTGAAAAATTAGATTTAAATCTTGATGTTAATATTACATTGTTAGAAGCATTAACTTCATTTAAATTTAATTTCACTCATTTAAATGGTAAACCATATACAATTAATAATTCAAATGGTAATATTATACATCCTAAATTAATTAAAGAAATACCAGGATTAGGTATGAAAAAAGACAATGTTACAGGTACATTAAAAGTTCATTTCAATATTATTTTTCCAGAATCACTTACAACAGAACAAAAAGAACATCTTGAAAAAGCTCTTACATGATATTTCATAATAATAAAAAATTATTTTAAAATAAAATAAAAACTATACTATTATAATATATATGTTTAAAATAGTATCCATTCATGATATAATATCAATATCGTTAATATTATTAAATATTTATATATTAGCAACATTACAAATAGAACTGTTTTGTTTAAATGTATTAGCAATTATTGTACATAAATATATAAAACATTATACTATTGGTATATTTCCAAATATATTTAAAAGACCTGATGATGCATGTGATTGTAGCATATTTAACTGTGGTGGATATTATGGTAATAAATCAGGGTTTCCATCAGGACACATGACGTCAACATCATTATATATGAACGGTTTGTTATTTAAATCAAAGAAACCACTTACTGTGTATAATATTATACTATACAATATACCATGTATATTAATGGCAATAGCAAGATATCAAAAGAAATGTCATAATATAATACAAATAGTAGTAGGTTATTTATTTGGTTTATCAATATCATATATTTTGAAGAAAACATACTATGACAAATATAATGTAACTGATGAAGAAATAACTAATGATGAAACTACACCATTAACAGAAGTAACAAATGATTCAAATAACAAAGGTTATAACACAATAGATAATCAAGAAGGAGAAGAAGACAATTAAATAATTAATAAAATTGATTTGATGACCTATCTTTTTACAGACATTAAAAGACAAAATATGAACGAAGTTTCAAATTCAAAATATGATTGGAAAACTATAGATTTAGTAATAAAAAAAGAAATAAAATTGTTGCCTAATGAAATTTGTGATACCATTATGGACTTCTTAAGATGTGAAGAATGTTTTATTGGTTTTCCAAACGATACTTGGTATGAAAAGGCGACTAAATTGAATAAATTAAGTGCTTTGAAAGCAATTCCATCTTGGGGTTATGGAATGGAGCGAGTAAATGAACTTTTATTTATTGCTTGTAAAAGTAAAACGCAAAATAATGTTGATTTAGTCAAATATCTTGTAGAGCAAGGAGCAAATATCAAAGCAAAATATATGTGGAATAATACACCTCTTCATTATGCGTGTGATTTTGGATACACACCGTTGAGCTTTCAGTATCTTGATGTAGTCAAATATCTTGTAGAGCAAGGTGCAGATGTTAATGCAGCAGATGATGATAATTATGATAGCACACCTCTTCATTATGCGTGTAGAAGTAAAAATCCTGATATGGTTAAATATCTTGTAGAGCAAGGAGCAAATGTAAACGCAAAAGCGTGGGGTAATTCTACACCTTTTCATGATGCGTGTATGAAAGGAAATCTTGAAATAGTCAAATATCTTGTAGAGCAAGGAGCAGATGTGGAAGCAAAAGCTGGTACTAAAACTACACCTCTTTGTTATGCGTGTTGGAATAGACATCTCGAAGTGGTCAAATATCTTATAGAAGAAAAAGGAGCAGATGTGTTCGTATTTTGGGCGACAGATGATGAAAATGATATAAAAGAATACTTACGATCTGTAATATAATTTAAATAATAATAATAAAAAAAAATTGATTGCACAAACAGACAAATCCCATTATCATAAAAATAATAATGAGATTAATTGGAAGATTAATTGTACCCAGCTCGAGCTCAAAATCACGTAATAACAAGCGACGCAATAATAAACGACACACTATGAATTCACAAATGAGTTATATTCAACGTTCGTCTTCAAGTTCATATTCATATGATAGTGACAATGAAGATGATGTTTTATTTACAGTGTATGATGAAAATGGAGATTATTATGATGATATTATTGGAGAAACAACTGAAGATGTTAATAAACCTAGACCTGTGAATGAAAATGTATTATACGGTGATTTAATAATTGCAGAAGAAAAAAGAAAAATAAATAAAATATACAAAAAATACGAAAAAAATTTTGAAATTGGAACAAAAGAAAAAATTCAAAAAGATATTGATACTATTAAAAAAGATACTAATTGGAAATTAAGAATTCTAAATGAATTAGAATAATGTAAATGATATATGCTAACAATATTATAACATGTTTTTTATTTTACATGTTATTATAAAATATATATCAGAACCCGTTTTTTTTTTTAAAAAAAAAATAAAAATTTTAAAAATGGACAAGGTTTTTTTGGGAATTTTTAAATTTTTTTATATTTTTTTCCGAAAAAAATCGGGCAAATCGGGTTATTACCATTATGCTTTATTTTTATTATTTTCTATTTTTTTTTGTTATTGCACTTTTTTTTCAATTTTTCTCAAGTTCAAATAGCGCAACTTTTTATGTAACCAATATATAGGAAAAAATGGTGACAAAAAAGTTGCGAAAAGTTGCGCAAGAATATTATTGTGAAATGTGTGATTATAGTACGTGTAGAAAAAGTAGTTACGATAAACATTTATTGTCAGCAAAACATAAAATGGTTACAAATGGTAATGAAAAAGTTGCGAAAAGTTGCGAAAATTTTATTTGTGAATGTGGAAAATTTTATAAACATCGACAGGGATTATCAAGACACAGAAAAACGTGTTCTTTTATAAATGAAGAAAAAAACAGTAATAATGAAATAGAAACTAATGATTATAAAGATATGTTTTTACAAATGATGGAACAGTTGAAAAAAAAAGATGAACAAATGGATAAATTATTACCTTTAATAGGTAATAATAACAATAATGTTAATAATAATTTTAATATGAATATATTTTTAAATGAACAATGTAAAGATGCATTATCAATAATGGATTTTGTAAATAATTTACAGTTACAATTAAACGATTTAACTTTAACAGGTGAAAAAGGGTTTGTAGAAGGTGTTAGTCAAATATTTATAAAAGGATTGAATGAATTAGAATTGACAAAGAGACCTATACATTGTAGTGATCCCAAGAGAGAAATAATGTATATAAAAGACGTAAATGAATGGAAAAAAGATAAAAATAATTCTATGGTAAAAGATGCAATAGAAAAGGTGAAAGATGATAATTTTAGACAATTACAAGAATGGCAGAATGAACATCCACATCATCAAGATCGAGACCATCCAGATAATAAAATATTTTTAGATTTAGTACAGAATTGTTTAGGTGGTACAGACGAAGATACAAAGAAAAATAACATGAAGAAAATAATAAAAAATATTGCGAATGAAGTTGTTGTTAAAAAGGAAATAAATAATTAATATATATATTAATAAATAATGAATATCTTTATTCATAGAAGAGACATGAGATTAAATGATAATACAACATTAATTGAAATGTCGAAAAATATGAAAAATATAAATCCAATATTTATATTTACACCAGAGCAAATAAAAAAAAATAAATATTTTTCAAATAACTTAGTACAATTTATGTGTGAAACATTACTAGATTTAAAGGAACAATATAAAAAAAAATCTTCAAATTTACATTTTTATTATGGAGATATTATTGATGTTTTAGAATCTATACATAAAAAAACACCAATCAAGAATCTTGGTTTTAATTTAGATTATTCGCCATATTCAACAAAACGTGATAATAAAATTGAAAAATGGTGTAAAAAAAATAATATTAAATTGTGGAAAAATGAAGATATGTTATTGGTTAATATTATTAACAACAAGAATTATCCAAATGAAACACCATATAAAGTATTTACTCCATATATGAGATACCAAATTTCAAATTACAATGTTAACATACCAACTAAAAGACAATTAAATTTAGGAAATAATAATATTAGCACTAATTTATCTATTAATAATGACTATTTAAAAAAATTTTATAAGTTAAATATGAATTTATTATCAAACGGTGGAAAAGAAGAAGCGCAAAAAAAACTAAAAAATTTGTCAAAACAAGACAAATACAATACAATGAGAGATAGTTTAAATTATGAAACGTCTCGTTTATCACCATATATTAATTTAGGTCTATTATCAATACGAGAAGTATATCATCATATTAAAAATAAATTTAATGAAAAACATTCATTAATTACAGAATTATATTGGAGAGATTTTTATTATAATATTTTGTATCATTATCCTCATGTAGTAGGTAATTCTTTTAAAGATAATTATGATAATATAAAATGGGAAAATAATAAAAGTAAATTTAATAAATGGTGTAAAGGAGAAACAGGTTTTCCAATAGTCGATGCTTGCATGAAAGAAATGAATACAACTGGATATATGCATAATAGAGGACGTATGATAGTATCATCATTTTTAACAAAAGATTTAATGATAGACTGGCGTTGGGGAGAAAAATATTTTGCTACACAATTATTAGATTATAATATATCGGCAAATAATGGTGGTTGGCAATGGGCTGCAGGAACAGGAACAGATGCTCAACCATATTTTAGAATATTTAATCCTTGGACACAAAGTGCGAAATTTGACAGCGAATGTAAATATATCAAAAAATGGTTACCAGAATTGGATGATGTTAGTAATAAAGATATTCATAAATGGAATATTAAATATCAAAATTATAAAAATATTAATTATCCAAAACCAATAGTAGATCATGACGAACAAAGGAAAAAAGCATTAGAAAAATATCAACAATATTTATAAATTCAATAGTTTAAAAATTCATGAACAAAATAATGTTTTGCTATTATATAAATGGGAGGTGGTATATTACCAGTTGCATTACATAAAAATAAATTGTATTTTCTTTTTGGATTAGAAAATAAGAATGATGATACACCAGGATGGGCTGATTTTGGAGGAGGAAAAAATAATAGTGAATCTTTTTTTGAAACGGCAGTTCGTGAAGGAACGGAAGAATTAAATGGATTTTTAGGTAATATAAAAGAAGTATCACGTATGGTAAAACGTGATAAATTATTAACAGTTAAAGTAGAATCATATACTACATATGTATTTTGTATGGATTATGATGAAAAATTACCACATTATTTTAATAATAATTTTAGATTCTCTCAAAGAAAAATGCCAGATTTAATTGAAAATACAAAAAACGGATTATTAGAAAAACAAAGAATAAAATGGTTTTCAGAAGATGAAATAAAAAAAGTCAGACAATTTCGTTCGTTTTATCAACGAATAGTCGAAAAAATAATACCAGAAATAGGAAACATAAAAAAGAAATTAAAATCAAAACATAGTAAAACAGTTAAGAATAAAAAATAAAAATCATTATATATTATATATTGTATATTGTATATAATGGTAAAAAGAAATATTCCACTCAAATATGTACCAAAACGTTTAACAAAAAAAGATAAGAAAAAACAATTGAAACAAATAAAAAAATCGAGACGTGACTATAAAAAAGGGAAATATTTTACAAGAAAAAAGGTGAAATCATTTAAATCAAAAAAATCACAACATGTTATTAATGCAGAAAAAATATTTAATGTTAAAAATGTAAAACCAACAAAAGAATTGGCTAAAAAAACAGGTTGTTCAATAGAAGCATTAAACAAAATAGTAAAAAAAGGGCAAGGTGCGTATTATAGTTCAGGAAGTCGCCCAAATCAAACAGGACATTCATGGGGATACGCACGTATGGCAAGTGCAATTACAGGAGGTAAAGCAGCAGCAGTTGATTATAAGATATTAAAAGAAGGATGTGGCAAAAATAGTAAAACTATGAAACTAGCAAATAAATCAATTAAAAAGCATAAATTCGGTACACGAAAAGTGCCAAAATATGAATAAAAGTATCAATAAAAAAAAATTGAATTCATTTTAATTGAAATGAGTTTATTAAACTATTTAGAAATAAAGACATTTTATATAGATAAGAATGACAACGCAAAGTAAAATGGCTGATCCAATTGATGACATGCCGATAAGTATTAATGATAAGCGAGCAACAGCACGTATGGATGAGAATGAACGCATTATTAAAATACAAAAAATAATCAATAATCCAGAATCAGAAATTGAGATAGAAATCAGTAATAATATGAAGACAAAGTATTTTGAAAAATTTAAAAAAAATCTTGTCAAAATTGAAGTATTAGCTACTAATAAAGATCATTGTGATTTGTTGGGTTATAATGATGATGATACAACAACTAAAATAGAAGAAAAAGGTAGTATTAAAGGTAAGATTACAGAACATGGAACTGCATGGGAAAATTCTGTACAATGTTTAAATGATGTTCCACAAAAATATCCTATTTGTATGAAATATGCAGAATTATATTATGAGCATGTAATAAAAAAAATAAATTGGAAAGAGTTATTGGATGTAGATGAAGAAATACCAAATTTTGAACAATGGTTAACCGATGCTTTTCGTTGTGGTGATCCAAAAACGGAATTTGTAAAAAAAATTAAAGCAAATTGTAGGTTAAAATACGGTGATAAAACATCATTTACTGGTTTAAATGATACACCTAATTTTCGCGAAATCGTAAATGAAGAATTTCAACTAAACGATAGGGAAAAAGAGACATTAGTGGAAATTGTATCGGAGAGATTATTTGAAGTGTTGAATGAAAAAGATATATATCTTCAAACGTCAGGTAATATTGAAGATAATACATTTAAATTTGCTTGGAAAGAACATATTGAAGCACCAATAATATATGATGTAATACTTAGAAAGGAGAAGGATTTATGGTTTGATTTTGTAACAGAAGAAGGAGCATATGATTTTAAAGGTATATTAAGATGGGGCAAAGGAGCAGGTTTTACAAATATTCGTTTTGATGTTAGATAAATTTGTAGATGGATTTAATGAATTATGTCAAGATGAAGATAATGATAATTGTACATGTTTTTTTTGTTTCAAATAAATTTTAAAATATAATTTATATTAATTAATTTTAATTAATTAAAATAAATAATAAAAAAGTAATAAAAAAAGTAATAAAAAACGAATTATACAATTCTTTTAGTTGGTACGCTGGAAGAAACTAAATAAATAGAATTTTCAGTTACAATTAGAAATTCATTACTAACCTTGTATACTTTTGTAATAGGACTGGTGTATTCATCACCGTCACCTTTTATTAATAATTTTTCTTGGTTTTCTCTGACGCCAATATATGCTTGCTCTTGTGATGATTCTAACCAATAATCCATCATAATTTTCTTATCTTCAACAAGAGCAATTTTTGCGGCATGTTGGAGAGATGTCGTAGTTGGTAATGTAAGATTGTTTTCTTCAGCAGTAGTAGACATATTTATATAAATTCGAGTATTATCCTTTAAATTCTTTTTTTTTGATTAATGTTTTTTATTCAAAATATTTTTATATATATGAATGATATTATGGTAAAAAAAACATTATTTAAGGAAGAAAAGGAACCAGAAAATAATAATCTATATGATTTAAATTCAAAAATAAATTATAAAGTAATTATTTGCGATGAATTAATGACATTATTTTTAACATTTGTAAAATTGATACATAATTATATTTTACATTCATTTGAAAACATGAACAATAAAAACAAAATAATTTTTGCAAAAGGGATCAATATGATGGAACATATATTCACTATTTTATATTCATATACAAAAAACTTAGAATTAACAGCATATTATTCAAGAAATTCTATTGTATATTATGTTGAATATATAAGCCAAATTACTGATAAAGATGATAACATGTTTTTTAATTTGTCATTGAAAGATGCGATTATATATGTTTATACAAAGACTATATATGGTATATCACAAGAAATACGTGAAAATATAAAATATATGGATCACGAACAACGTTTTTTAAAAAAACTTAGTTATAGTATAAAAAACTATATTAATATTATCAAAATAATTACATGTAACGATGAATTTTATAAATTAGAAAATGAAGAACGTGAAAAATTACTGAATAAAATAAATGAAAATATGATGAAAAAAGCAGAAAAGGATATAATTAGCGATTATTCATCATTATCACCTCGTTTGATCAATAATTTAGATAATATTTCAAATAAATTAGATAATACAGAATATAGTGTTAATGATAAAATAAACAAGTTATGTGAGTTATTAATTTGTGATAAAAATGATTATATTATTGACTATAAAAGTGATGAAAATTAAAATATGAAGAAAATAAAATTTAATGAAAATAAAATTTAATTAGACATAAATAATTTTTTTCTTTTTCTTTTTGATTTTATTTTTGTTTTCATTTTTATCTTCTTCGATATATGAATCGTATATATCATGGTAATTATCTTTTAGTAACTCTTTAATAAAATCGTAAGTATTATAAAGTTGTTCATCACTACATTTACCGACAATTAAAATGCTACCTGTTCTAAAAATCATAAAACTAATATTTTTATTATTTGAAATATTATATTTACATTGAATACCTGGATATGAACAAGGGTCATAAGAAGCAGATATATTATATTTAGTTCGTAATATATTATACATATTTTGTCTATTAATATTAAATCCTGCACTGAAATTAGAATTTACTAACACAGTTTCACAACTGTTTTCTTTAAAATTAATTTCGTCCATAAAATGAGGTTGTAAAATATTCAAAATTTTATTTTTAACGATTTCAAATAAATCATCATTATGAATACCAGGAATTTCCATTTTTCCAGTGTTAAATATTTTAATATGTATTTCACGGAATTGTTCTTGAAAGAATATTCGTAATATTATTACGAAACAGTTGTAAAAAGCACTTTTTTGTTTTGAACGATAACTAATTATATCTTTTTTTGTAATTCCAATATTGATTTTTCTAACATCTTTAAAATTGTCTTGTCTAACACTATGTTCTTCTGTAGTATATAGTACATTTTGTTCTACAAAATAATCATCATATTCTTTAATTTTATTTTGAACATTATTATAATCATCTACTGTATTTGTTTGTATTTTTATTTGCTTTTTTATTACACCATCAATGTTATCAATATAATTAATTAAATTAATTTTCCAAAAAATATTTTCAAGTTCAATAGTTGTATTTAAATATATAATTTTTGTTTTTGTTGAAATATTAAGCAAACTTGCTTCTGGAATTTTTTGTTTATTAACATTATCATTAATATTTTCATTGATATTGATATTTTCATTTTTAAAATTATCCATGCTTTCATCTTGATTATTTAGAAAATTCAACCATTCTTCATCCAGAGACATATTTTTTAATAATTAATTTTGTATAATTTTATTTAAATCAATTTTTATATAAATTTTCATTATAATTTAAAAAATAAGAATGTTTTATTCTATAGTTATATTAATAATGACTTCTTTGTTAACAGAAGCTTTAAAAAAGGAAATAAAAAGTGAAAAAATATGTATTAATATTAATAATATTAATAATAATATTAATGATAATGAATATAGTAATATTAAAAGTTCAACCTTATCACCTGTTATTACAAATGACAATAAAAAAATGACAATGAATGAAAATTCTTTTGATCCCTCTAAATTTTCTCCACCTAATGATTTTATGAATAAATTACAATCAAGATATCACTATTTATTTCAAAATAATTCACATAATTTATCACAAAAATAATTTACATATGTAATATTATTTGCTTCATTGTTATGTATTATTATTTCAATTATATTTAATACATCACTATTTATGGAATAATTTTTAATAATATAATTACAAATGTTGTTTAGACATATTCTATAATCAATGTTGTATGTTTTACAAATATCATCAAAGTATATTTTTATTTTATTATTGTTATTTTTTTTGATAATAAAATTAGTAAAATCTTTCCATGTTGATTCTTTAATAATTTGTACATGATTTTGTTCATTGGTAAAATTGGTTTGAATAAAATTTATCATACTTCGTATATCAGATTTAAATAATTTAATTAAATGATTAATTTGTTCATCGTTAATACTTATTTTTTCATATACAACAATAGTTTTAAGATAATTAAATATTTCATTTTTCGGTAATTGATTAAAACGTAATTTTACAAATTCATTTTGCAATGTTTCATCAATTTTACTTATATAATTACAAATTAAACAAAAACACACATTATTAATTGAAAGAGAATTTATTAAGTATTTTAAAGCCTGTTGTGCTGTTTTTGTCATATAATCAACTTCATCTAATATTACAAATTTATATCCTTTATTGAATAATGGTTTGGAATTTACAAAATTATTTATTTGATTGCGAATAATATCAATACCTCTTTCATCAGAAGCATTTAAATGAATCATTAATTCTTTGTGATTATTATTATTGAAATTTTGAAATTGTTCAATAAAATTAATAGCAGTTGTTGTTTTTCCTGTTCCTGGTGGACCATAAAATAATAAATGAGGTATTGTTTGTTTTTTTATTATATTTAATAAAATAATTTTATTATTTTGGTCGAGTACAATATCATCAAAATGGATTGGACGATATTTTTCAATCCAAGGTAAGTTTTCTTTATTTGATATCATTAAATAATATATAAGATATATCTTTAATCTAATTACTGAAGTAATTTAAATATAACTTAATTAATTTAATTAATGGAAGAAACAGGATATTTAGAATTATTTATTGGACCTATGTTTTCAGGTAAAACGTCAAAACTTATTGATATTTATAATAATATTGATGATAAATCAAAAGTATTGATTATTAATCATAATCTTGATAATAGATATGGAAGAAATAAAATTATAACACATGATAAAAAAGAAGCACCTTGTATTGAAATGGAAAAATTATATGAAATTTACAATCTTCCAGGTGGATTTGAAAATTATGAATATATATTAATAAATGAAGGTCAATTTTTTGATGATTTACTAGTAATGATAAATTTATTAGTAGAAAAACACCATAAAACGGTTTATGTTTGTGGTTTAGATGGAGATTATAAACGCGATCCTATTGGTGATATATTACAATTAATTTCATTTTGTGATAAAGTAGTTAAATTATATGGAAAGTGTGGTACTAAAAAATGTAAGAAAAAAGCAATTTTTACTACAAGAAAACATTTTGATCTAGATAAACAAATATTAATAGGAGGAGAAGATATATATGAATCACTTTGCAGAAAATGTTTTTTAAAACAACTTAAATGAATAAATTAAATTACATTAAATATGACGAAGCAAGATACTTGCAATAGTGAAGTTCAACTTGAAGTAAAAGATAATATTGATATTATTAATGAAAATACGAATGAACAAGTACCAGTTAAGAAGAAAAGAGGACGTAAACCAAAGGTAAAAGAAAATGTAACAAATGAAGTACAAAATATAGTTCCAAAAAAGCGAGGGCGCAAACCGAAAGGGGGGAAAATTGTTGAAAATATAAATGAAAACAAAGATGATAAAAATAAATTTGAAAATGTTATATTACAATTAAAATGTAATGTAACTACATTAGATGAAGAGAATAATGAAGAAAAATTAGAATCTTATTCAATTCATGAACAAAAGCAAATACCATTAAATTTTCAAAATTTAAATGATACAGATGTAAATAATATTTTTAATGAAAATACTAATCAAAATAATAATAATAATCAAAACACTATAAACGACAATAATTCTGTAGATATAAAATTAATTTGGAAAAAAATAAAGGAATTACAAAAGCAATTTCATTTTAATGAAAATTATAGTTCAAAAAAATCAGCTTGTTTTTGGTGTACATATGATTTTTCAAATCCTCCAATTTATATTCCAAAGAATTATATTAATGAAAATTATCAAGTTTATGGAAATTTTTGTAGTCCTGAATGTGCAGTAGCATATTTAATGAATGAACATATTGATAGTTCTCAAAAATTTGAAAGATATCAAATGATGAATTTTTTATATGGTAAAATTTACAATTATGAAAAAAATATTAAACCAGCACCAAATCCTTATTATTTATTAGAACGATATTATGGTAATTTAACAATACAAGAATACCGACAATTGTTTGATAATGATCGTCTTTTATTTGTTGTAGATAAACCCCTTACTAAAATTCTACCAGAAATACATGATGAAAATAGTGATATCATGTCGGTTAAAAATATTGCTCAAACACATACAACTGGTAATTATCAAATTAAGAGAAAAACAAATAACACAAAATCTAAAAATGACAGTTTACAAATATTTGGTTTCACAGCCTAATTATGTATATGGCATTTTCATTTTAGGGATATCTTTTTCACGTTGTGCCATATATTTATCCATTTCACTAGCTCCGTCTCCTATTTTATCAGGTGTATAATTTTCAGGTGGTGTTGCGATTAAAGGATTTAAATTCATATCAACATAGTTATGCATTTGTCTAACACCCCCATTTCCCTTAGCACTCATATCATCATCAGTACTATCCAAAAAGCTATATTTATCTGAGCAAATATTATCATAATTATTATAGGACAAGAAAAATGGTTCTGGGTCATCCATTTGTGTATTGTTTTGCTGATGTGATTGTTGATTTGTTAAATTTATATAATTTAAAATTTCATCACCAGTTAATACACGATTTCCATGATTTGATAATAACAATGAAGGTACTTTTTGAATAATTTTAGGTAAAGGTATTTTATTTCCATTTTCTAAAATAATGATAGTACTACCACTTATGTTTTCGCGCTTATCAATACAAACATAATAAAATCCATTTGATATATTACTTCTGGCTAAAGTATTTAATAAATTTTTTGAATGTTGACAAAAATTACTGTAATATAGAATATTCATAATTGATTTTATAATTTCTTTTTATATTTTAATTATTATTAAAATACAAAAAACAAAAAAATTGAAATAAATATAATAGAAATATATATATTAAATAATAAAATGAATCCTGAACTTAATATGATAAATGAAAATGGTGATGTTATGACATTCACATTGTCCAACATCAATTGTAGTATTGCAAATGCTCTTCGTAGAACAATATTGAGTGACATTGATATATTTTGTTTTGATGTTACAAAAGATAATGGGTCAAATATTAATATTTATATGAATACATCACGTATTAATAATGAAATATTAAAACATCGTTTGAGTTGTATTCCAATTAACATAAGTGATGAAGATTTTCCATATGAAAAATATTTACTTGAAATTGATGTAGAAAATACAAGTGAAAATATAATTAATATTACTACTGATGATTTTAAGATCAAAGATACAGATAATGAAACATATTTATCAAAAGAGAAAATTAATGAATTATTTCCAAAAAATAAGATAACAGATGATTTTATTTTATTTGCAAGATTGCGACCACAAATAGGAAATATTCCAGGAGAAAAAATAAAATTAAATGCTAAGATAAGTAGAAGTTGCGCAAAAGAAAATGGTGTATTTAATGTTGTTTCTACAAGTACTTACGCTGCTACAGTAGATAATGAACTAATTCAAAAAACATGGTTTACAAAAGAAAAAGAACTAACAAGTTTAAAAGTACCAGAAGAAGATATATTACAACAAAAAGAAGATTTCTTACTTTTAGATGCAAAGCGTATAATAACACCTAATAGTTTTGATTTTACTGTTGAAACGATCGGTATTTTTAAAAATACTGAAATAATTAAAATGGCATGTAAAATAATTAAAAATAATCTTACATATATTCAAAAATTAATTAGTGATGATGAATTAGAAATTAGAGAAACAGATATTGTGAATGATTATTCATATGATGTTAAATTAGTCGATATGACACATACAATAGGTAAAAGTTTAGAATATATGTTTATCGAAGAATATATGGAAAAAACGAATAAATTATCATTTTGTTCATTTAAAAAATTTCATCCTCATGATAATTTTAGTGTTTTAAGATTAATATACAACGAAGATGAAAATATTGGTACAGTAAAAGATAATTTAAATAATGTATGTGAAAAATTGAAAAAATTGTTTCAAAATATAGACGAATTGTTTTAATAATTTAAAATTTTATATTATTGTCATTTTAAATTATTATTATTTTTATTATTTTTATTATTTTTTTACATTAATAATTTTACAATACGGAATGCTAATACAAATATAATTCCATGCCATATTATATCAAAAATAGTATATACAATGTCCCATTTTTTAAATGTTGCAAAATTCATAAATTCATAAAATCCTGCAATTATCATTCCTAATATACCAGCTTCAATAGTAGTAGCATTTTTAAAAATAATAAAATAATATAATCCAAATCCCATTAACATATAACTAATTAATGCAGGATATAATTTTAATTCCATTGGAGCAATTTGAATATTTTTTATTATAATTTTAAACCATCCACCCAAAATTAAATGACATATCATATTAATTGCTCCTAATGCAAAAAAGCTTATTAAAGAACCTTGTATAATATCACTATTCATATATATAATATAATTATAGTAAAAAATAATTATATTATATTTTTATTCTATTTTTAAATATTATAACAAGAAATTAGGTTTTTAATACAGGTTTTCCTTTTACATATTTTCCTACCTCATCACCAACTTCTTCATCATTATTCTCATAAATAATTCCATTTATTTTATTTTCAGTAAAATATGATTTTCCATTTATAATAACTTCTTCAACTTCTTCTTCCTCTTCTTCTTCTTCCTCTTCTTCTTCTTCCTCTTCTTCTTCTTCCTCTTCTTCTTCTTCCTCTTCTTCTTCTTGTTCTTCTTCTTCTTCTTGTTCTTCTTCTTCTACTTCTTCAACTTCTTCTTCCTCTTCTTCTTCCTCTTGTTCTTCTTCTTCCTCTTGTTCTTCTTCTTCCTCTTGTTCTTCTTCTTCGTCTTGTTCTTCTTCTTCCTCTTCTTCTTCCTCTTGTTCTTCTTCTTCTTCTTCAACTTCCTCTTGTTCTTCTTGTTCTTCTTGTTCTTCTTGTTCTTCTTGTTCTTCCTCTTCTTCTTCCTCCTCTTGTTCTTCTTCTTCCTCCTCTTCTTCTTCAACTTTTTCTTCCTCTACTGGCCATTCTTCGCAGTTACATTTATTATTATTTTTGTCTTCTTGTAATAGTTTGAATTTCATCTGTAGTTTTTCCTCTTCTTTTTCTTCTACTGTTTTCTCTTTCAATTCACCATTTTCATTTTCATCTTCATCTTCATCTTCATCTACAATAACATTTACAGATTCAATTTCAATTTCTTGTTTATTTTTTACATTATTATTATCATCATCGCTTATTTCATCAACTTCAACATAAATTTTATTTTCACTATTATTAGTTAATCTTTGAATTTCATATTCTAAAAATACAATACGTTCTTTTAATTTTTTTACAATTGGTAAATTATTTAAAACATCATTGGTTTCATTCAATTCACGTATTCTTTTAGACTCTTTATTTTCAACACCTTGCTTGTATTTTCCTAATAAGAATTTTACTTCGTGTAAAAAGCTATCTTGATCCATTATTTAAATATATTAATTAGTTTCTTTTTAATATATTTATTTTAATCAATTTTATAATAAATTATTTATTTATTTATTTTTTTCCTCTTTTTTTGGTTTGTTTTTTAACAAAACCAAATTTACCTTTTTTGGTTAAATAACCAGCTTTGACAAGACGTTTTTCTTTTTTAGCAGATTTGTGTTTTGATGCAGATACAATACGTCCAGCTTTATTTTTATGTAATTTAGATTTTGTTAATCCACCAGTTGTTTCATATGCGGTTCCATGCCATACTTGAGCACGACTACCTGTTACAAATTCAAATTTTTTACCCTTAATGTTGTATTTACCATCACTTCCTTTACTAAAACGAGCCATTATACAATAACGCAATAAAAAAAATATTATTAAAATTTATTTTTTAATATTGGTAATATTCTAGGTTCTTGACGTACTAAATTGAAACAACTTCCAGTATCACGTGTATTTATTTCATAAAATGTTTTTCTAAATGATTTATTGTGATATGTAGTATTTGTTGTAGTAAAAATTACTTTTGGAGGACATTTTCTACAACCATTGTTTTTAGAAAATATTTTTTCATTTATTTTAATATTTATTACATAATTTTCAATAGATTCTTTATTGTCATATATTACTTTATAAGTTATACTATCATTTCCTAAATAATTAAAATTTGGTTTATATGACAATTGATTAAAAGAACTATATTTAACAATACCATTCAACGGTTCATTCATAATTATAAATGAAGCATCATTTATTATATTATTATTATATGAAGCTTTAAGATCAATTCTAATAATATCATCTTCAAGTGTTGTAACATCTATATTTGTTCCAATAGGAAATACAGGTGGGGGCGGTGTATCATTAATAATAATATTAATATTACCTATATTTGAGCTTAAATCTCTGGCATCTTTTGAAATATATTGTATTAATTCATTACCAAAAAAATCAGTATTTGGTATATAATATAAAATGTTATTTGTTATTGTTGCAATACCATTATCAGCTTGTTTAGTAATTTGAAATGAAAAATTTTCTGATATATCGATTATATCACTATCAACAACTGTTAATAAAAAAGAAATATCAGTATTTTCAAATATTTCACCACTAAAATCTTGTACAACTGGAGGGTCATTTACTTCGATTACATTAATACTAACAGATGCATCAAGTGAAGTCATACCACTTATATCCGTAGCATTATATGTAAAACTATCAGGACCATAATAATTTAAATTGGGAATATAGGTAGCGATATTTTTATTAATATTAATAATACCAAATGATGGTTCAACTACAACAGAATAACTTAAATCTATAGTTTCATCTTCAATATCTTGACCTTGTAATACAATATTTAATGGTATATCTTCTGGTGTTTCTAAATTATCAATATTTGAAACACTTGGTCTATCATTTACAGATATAACATTAATATATATTAAAACAATTTCACTTATATTTTCATTTATTTTTAACACAGACATAGAATCAATTAAATCATAATTGTTTAATGGTACATAATTAATAATGTTATCATTAATAGTATAATTACCGGCAGGATTAACAACAATATTATATACAGTATTTTCACTATCGTTTTCATCTTGTAAGTTTATATTTACACTTGTATCTTCAAATGTTTGAGCTGTAATTTGATTTTGAATATAATTTGAATAAAATAATTCATCAGTTGATATACCAGAATTTAATACAGACGCAAAATTATCAAATGTATCTAAAGGTTCTACTTCAGGATAATAAAATTTAGTAAAAAGACCAATGTTACCATTATTAATAGTATTATCGTTTAAGTTATATATATATAAATTTCTTAAATGAGCACCATTAATTGCAGCATGTCTTATATTATTCAAATTATTACTTATTAATACAGATGATATTGGATGTCCAAAAAATGCACCCCAACCTATATATACAACATTTTTTGATATGACTACTTTTTCCATTTTGCCATGATATCTATTAAAAAATATATAATCACCTATATGTGTTAAACTTTCAGGTAAAAATAAATCACGCAAATATTTGTATGTTATTGCCGAATTAGGAAGAATAATTGGTGGTGTAACAGTGTTAATAATATCACTATTTTTTTCAAATTTACCTTTTAATTCTGTTATACCATTAGGTATTTTTAATTCAGTAGCACCAATATTATATTCAATGTTATTAATAATAATTTTATTTAAATTTGTATTGTGAAAAGCAGAATCTTCCATTTCTTCAATATCATCAAATTCAATTTCATATAAATTTTCACAAAAATAGAAGGCCTCGCGTTTTATTGTTTTTAAAGCAACATTTTTACCATTTATTTTTTGAATATTATGATTATTTAAAAATGTACGTTCATTAATAATATATACAGCAGGATCAATAACTAATGACGTAATATTATTATCAATAGATATACTACTATAAACATCTATTTGATCAATATTTTCACCCAGTGTAATATAATTGATGGTAATATTGACTGTTTTAGTTTCACTTGTGTAAACTTGTCCATCATATTGCGTTTGTATAAAATATTGAAAACTGTCATTATCATTACTATGTTGTAATGGTTGATATTGACAAATATTACCATTAGTTGCAGCACTACCTTTACTATTTGTTGTAATTATTTCAATAAAAGGTGTTCCAGAAATGTCGTAAAAATCTATATCATTTAATAATTTAAAAACATAATTTGTATTTCTTAACACATTAATACTTACATCTGTAATATTAGGAATGTTTGCCATTATTTATTATATTATATATATATTTGTAATATATTTGTAATATAATTGTAATATAATTGTAATTTTAATAAAACATAAAATTGAAAAACATTTAAATCTAATATTATACAATAAAGTATTATGAATAATTCATTAGCAAAACAATATCAAAAAAAAACAGATAAACAACATATCTTGGATAATCCAGATACGTATATTGGATCTGTTGAAAATGTAAATCAAGAATGTTATATTTACGATCCTGAAAACAAAAAAATAATAAATAAAAATATTGATTATATTCCTGGTTTATATAAGTTATTTGACGAAGGTATTGTTAATTGTAGGGATCATGTAATAAGAATGCAACAAAAAATTCAAAATGAACCGGAACAAAATCATTATCCTGTAACTCATATTAATATAAATATTGAAAATAATGAAATAACAATGACAAATGATGGCAATGGAATTGATATTGAAAAGCATCCTGAATATGATATTTGGATTCCAGAAATGATTTTTGGACATCTTAGAACATCAACAAATTATAACAAAGAAGAGAAAAAAATAGTAGGAGGAAAGAATGGTTTTGGATTTAAATTAGTTTTGATATGGTCTACACATGGTTCTATTGAGACAGTTGACCATGTACGAAAATTGAAATATACACAAAAGTTTTCATCAAATTTAGATGTAATCGAAAAACCAAAAATTACCAAATGTAGCGGTAAACCATATACTAAAATTACATTTAAACCAGATTATCAACGTTTTGGTTTAACAGAATTATCTCAAGATATGATTAACTTATTTATTAAAAGAATTTATGATATTAGTGCTGTCACAAAAAAGCACATTAAAGTAACATATAACAAAAAAGTTTTAGAAGTAAAAAATTTACAACAATATATTGATCTTTATATTGGTCCAAAAAGTGAGCATGAACGTATTTATGAAGAAGTAAATGATCGATGGCATTATGCTGTTTGTATGAGTCCAAGTCAAGAATTTTCTCAAGTTAGTTTTGTAAATGGTATTTACACATCAAAAGGAGGAAAACATGTAGAATATATTTTAAATCAAATTACAAAAAAATTAATTGCTTATATAGAAAAAAAGAAAAAAGTAACAGTAAATGCTAATTCAATTAAAGAACAATTAATGTTATTTATTCGTTGTGATATTGAAAATCCGGCATTTGATAGTCAAACAAAAGATTATATGAACACACCTTATACTAAATTTGGTTCAACATGTATAGTAAATGATAAATGTATTGATAAAATAGCTAAGTTAGGAGTAATGGAATCTGCTTGTGCAATTAGTGAAATAAAAGATAATAAAGCTGCTAAGAAAACCGATGGTTCAAAATCAAAAAATATTCGTGGAATACCAAAATTGATTGATGCAAATTGGGCAGGTACATCAAAATCATCACAATGTACAATTATATTTTGTGAGGGTGATTCAGCAAAGGCTGGAATTGTATCTGGATTATCATCAGAAGATAGAAATATATTTGGTGTTTATCCAATGAAAGGTAAGATATTGAATGTTCGTGGAGAATTATCGAAAAAATTACTTGAAAATAAAGAAATAACTGAAATAAAAAAAATAATTGGGTTGGAATCTAATAAAGTATATAATAATGAAAATGCAAAAAAATTGCTTAGATATGGAAAAGTATTATTTATGACTGATCAAGATTTAGATGGTTCTCATATTAAAGGTTTATGTTTGAATTTATTTCAATGTCAATGGAATCAATTATCAAAAGTAGATAATTTTATAGGATTTATGAATACACCTATTTTGAAAGCTAAAAAGGGTAATAAAACATTGTTATTTTACAATGAAGGTGAATATGAAAAATGGAAAGCAAATATAGGTGATACATCATCATGGAAAATAAAATATTACAAAGGTTTGGGTACCAGTACTGGTACAGAATTCAAAGAATATTTTAAAGAAAAAAAAATAGTACATTTTAATCACAAAGATAACGATTGTGATGATGCTATTGACATGGTATTTAATAAAAAGCGTGCAGATGATCGCAAAGAATGGTTAGGTGATTATAATCGAGATCTTTATTTGGATACAAATGTAAGTGAAATCAGTTATAAGGATTTTATTCAACGTGAAATGATACATTTTTCAAAATATGATTGTGATCGTTCAATTCCTAATATTATGGATGGGTTGAAAATCAGTTTACGAAAAATATTATATAGTGCTTTTAAGAAAAATTTAACACAAGAAATTAAAGTTGCTCAGTTTTCAGGATATGTTTCAGAACATTCTGGTTATCATCATGGTGAAGCAAGTTTAAACGCTGCTATTGTTGGTTTAGCACAAAATTTCGTGGGTTCAAATAATATTAATTTATTTATGCCAAATGGTCAGTTTGGAACAAGATTGCAAGGTGGTAAAGATTCAGCATCTGAGAGATATATTTATACAATGTTGAATAAAATAACAAGAGTTATTTATAATCAAGGTGATGATGCTATACTAAAATATTTGGATGATGATGGTCAATTGGTTGAACCAATATTTTATGCACCAATTATACCAATGTTATTGGTAAATGGTTCTAAAGGAATTGGTACTGGTTTTAGTACAGAAATACCATGTTATAATCCATTACAAATTGTTCAATATTTGGAAAATAAATTAAAATCAAAAGAAGTAAATAGAGAATTTATTCCATATTATGAAGGTTTCAAAGGTACAATACATAAAATGAATGATAGTAAGTTTCTAATATGTGGTAAATATCAAATGATTAGTGAAAATAAAATTAGAGTTATTGAATTACCAATTGGTTATTGGACAGATGATTTTAAACAACATCTTGAAACACTTGCAGCAAATGTTGATAAAAATGGAAAAAAGGTATCACCGATTATCAAAGAAATTGATGATATGAGTAAATCGACAAATATTGATATTATTGTTACATTTACACATGATAATTTGAAAATATTAGAAAGTAATACATGTGAAAATGGTTGTAATGGATTGGAAAAAACACTAAAATTATTTACAACAATTAGTACAACAAATATGCATATGTTTAATGCTGATGAAAAATTGAAGAAATATGATCAGGTAGCTGATATTATAGATGACTATTTTGATATTAGATTAAAAATGTATGATGAACGTAAACAACATCTAATAAAAGTATTAACACATGAAAGAGATGTTTTATATAATAAAAAACGTTATATTAGTGAAGTATTAGATGATAAATTGATATTGAATAAAAAGAAAAAGGCAGAAATTATTCAAGAGTTAAAAGATAATCAATATATGATAGTAAATGATGATGATGAATTCAAATATTTACTTAAAATGTCAATGGATAGTGTAAGTGAAGAAAATATAGATAAATTAAATGATGAATTTAACAAAAAACAAGAACAATTAGATATTGTAATAGCAACTACTATTGAAAATATGTGGCTAAGTGAATTGAAAGTTTTGAAAGATGAATATAGTAAATATATTAAATTACGTGAGAAAAATCAATAAATAAAAAGAAAGTATTAATTTATAATTTTTTTAATTTATAAATTAATTAAACATAAACAGCATATAATAATATTAGTAATGAGTGTAAAAAATAAAAAATTGAATGTAAATAACAATAACAATATTAATGAAAATATAATGAATACACCTAATTTAGATAATGGTTATATAGAATTGAAAAAATATTATGATAATTATCTTAACGTAAATAATGAATTAGTTGAAACATCAAATGATAAACCGACACCGTTAGATTGTGTTGAAGATATGGTAAATAAAATAGATGATGAATTTTGGAAAAATGAGAATAATAAAATATTAGATCCTTGTTGTGGTTGTGGAAATTTTCCAATAGTAATTTATTTTAAATTAATTAAATATCATACAAAAGAACATATATTAAATAACATGTTATATTTTAACGATATTAATGAAAAACGTATTGATGTACTAAAAAAAATATTTAATCATGAAGATTTAAATATTTATCAAGAAGATTTCTTGAATTTAAAAACAGATTATAAATTTGATTTAATACCAGCGAATCCACCATACGCAAAATTATTGCCAAACGGTAAACGTGCATCAAAAAATCATAATATGATCGGTTTATTTATAAATAAATCATTGGAACTTTTAAATGACAAAGGATTTCTTTTGTATATTACACCTGATAACTGGATGTCTTTTGCTGATAGAAATACATTAATTAAAACATTAACAGAATTACAAATACATTATATAAATATTCATAATGCGAAGAAATATTTTAAAGATGTTGGGTCATCGTTTGTATGGTATCTTATAGAAAAAACACCACATTACAAAGATATTGAAATAGAAGGAAAATGGAAAAAAAATGTATATAATGATACAGTAAAAAGTGAAGTTCGTAATTATATTCCATTATATTACAATAAAATTATTCAATCAATTCTTCATAAGACTATAGATAAAAAAAATAAAAAATTTAAAGTTGAAACAAGTAGTGATTTACACAAATATACCAAGAAAGAATTTATATCAAACAATAAAGATGATATATATAAATATAAATTAATTCACACACCAAAACAAACAGTATGGAGTAGTAGACCACATAAATTTCAAGATGGTTATAAAGTATTTATAAGTACAACATCTTATTATGGTACATTTGTAAATAACTGTGGTATGACACAATCAGTTGCTTTTATAAAGTGTAAAAATAAAAAAGAAGCAGAAAATATCAATAAGGTATTAAATCATCCAATGTATAAATTTATTAATAATATTTGTAGATATGGAAATTTTAATAACATACGTATAATGCAGAATTTTCCATATTGTAATAATTATGATGATGTATATAATAAATTTAATATTACATCTAATGAAATAGAATTTATTAACAATAATATTTGATAAGTTATTTTACATAATAAAAATTATGTAAATAATTTTATTATTTTCATATTATATGTTGAATATAATTGATGATTCTTTAAATTTTGTTTATTTAATATTTGGAATATTAATATCATTATTTTTATATAGAAATATTTGTGTATATGGTGAAAAACAGAATAAATGTTATTACAAATTTAATCAAATTAAATATAAAAAAAATGTAATACATGTACATCATTGGTTAATACATAGCATTTTACTGTTTTTTAACTATTTTAATCCTGAATCTATTTTATATTATTTATATGCTGGTTTAAATATTGGTGGAATAATTGATGGTATAATAATGTACGATAACTGGTATGTAATATTTAAATAATTATTTGTATGTTGGATCACTATTATCACACATAATTGGAATAATACCTGTGATAGATTTATATTTTTTTATACAACAAGATTCATATGCATGATATGTTTGTGAAACTACTTTTGTTTCTTCTCCTAAGATATTAATTGTATGTTCTACTATAGGAAGAGTCCATGTATAAAATTCATATTTTGATTCTGTTTCAAGTAAATCCTTTTCAATACTATGATATAAATGCGCGTTTGTTACAGACATTTTTCCACTTTTACCTCTCTCCAAAACATGATGGCCACATAAATAACTACCCCATCTATTTTTCATTCCATTTCTTGTGCCACCAATTTTAATAATTTTCCCATCTTTTACAATTGTGTATATTTGTTCTATATTTTCACTCCATAATTTATTATTTACGGGTATAGTTTGTATTACTGTTTGTCTATTTGTATTATCCAAAACTATATCAGCTCCTTTTATAAATACATTATTACATTCTTTATTAAAATCTTCCATTGATAAAAGATTATCTGTAACAATAGGTTTACTCCACTTATCTCTTGCAACAACACCATCTGTAAATTTTTTATTTTCATTTATTTTATCATTATTGTTACTATTATCATCAACAACGTTGTTTTCTTCTTCAACAATTCCTCCAATCTCTACCATATTTCTCTCTTCGATATTTTTTGAAACTTCCATCATAATAAAATTTATAATAAACTCAAACGATTATTATAAATCAATTTTTATTTATTTAAAAGAGAGAAAATACATTAGAGAGAAATATACTTACTTACATACTTACTTTTTGTATGTTTTACCAGCAAGTTTTAATACATCTTTAAATTTCATTTTAGGATTTTTCTTCATTGTTTCTTTGATGTGTTTACTCCATGCAGTTTCTTTTCTTTTTGATTTACGTGTTTTTTTTTCTAATTTCTTAGATTTTGTAGCTTTCATCACTTTAGTAGGTTTTACGCGTTTTGTAGGTTTTGATGGTTTATAAGATGTTGAACGTTTTTTATAAGTTTTACCGGCCATTTTCAAAACATCTTTAAATTTCATTTTTGGATTTTTTTTCATTGTTTCTTGAATATGATCTCTCCAAGGATTTCCCATTTATAAATTAGTAATATATTATTATTTTTAAAAATAAAGAATTAATTATAACAAATGTTCGCATGTAACATATAAAGCTGATATTAATAAAAACACTACAAAAAATAAATATAATTGTTTTTCACTTAATAATTTTTTTGTATGAATAAAACTGCCATAATATGTACCTATAAAATTTCCAAATATAAGTAAGAGTGAAATGTAAATAAGTTCTTTTGAAATTTCATCATTTTTCCAAAAATTATATAATGCAGGTATTGTTTGTGGTAATGCTTGTAATATTAATGCAATTATAACAGCTTTTTTTAGACTTAACCCAAGTATACATAATGCTGGAACTGTTATTAAACCATCTGCACCGATAGTTGCCATAAATAAACCAGTTAAAGTCCCAACTATTATATACGATATAATATTTATGATATTCATTATAATATATTAATAACATTAAATTATAAAAAATGTTATTAATTAAATTATTCCAGTGTAATAAAATTTGTAGCAATGTTATTAGCATACATACCTATTGTGTTTCCAATAAAAATAATAAAATGAAGTATTAATATAATAATAAATTGTAATTTAAATGACGTTTGTTTTGGATCTAAAACAGAATATACATAATCCCCTGTAAAACATCTCCATGGTATGTAAATAAATATAAGCCAACAATAACACCAAACATATGTTTGTATTAATGTATTAATATTAAATTCATATTTATTTTGAGTATTAAAATAAAATACAATTAAATATGGCATAGAATGATTTAATTCACAATGAATTGTTTGTAAACTTGTTATTAAATTAGCATGATTTCTATCATCAGTATCTTTCATATTAAAAAATAATTTTGTAAAATAATAACCAAAACTAATAATAAATAAAATATTATGACAAATTGGTAAATAACTTGGATTAAAATAAAATAGAAAATTAGCATAATGTCCTGTATCTGTTAAACGTACCAAGTGTTTCCATCTATATAATTGCGGATTAGGATATAAATGATAAAAATTCATATAATAATTTGCTGAAAACGATTTTAAAAATATATATAATGCTAACAAAGGATTATATAAAGAATAATAACTACAACCTAAAATTATATAAATTCCATTTTTAATTAAAAAATCGTAAATATTCATTATAAATATGGTTAATGTATTGTTTTTAAGTATATTAAATTTTTATATTAAGAGCTATTAGTGCTATTATTCAATAAATTATTTTCATTCAAATTATAATTAATTATTTTTATTAATAGAATAATTAAATAAAACATAATTAATGATAAAAAAAATATACCAAATATTTGATCATATCTTAACATAAAAAACTATGTAATATAATTTTTATTTATTTTTTTAAATATATATATTTTTAAAAATATTTTTTTTAAAATACATGTACAATGTCATCGTTATAATCATTATACTCATAATCTTCATAACTTTCGTCTAAATTAATTGTTGTAAAAGATTCATCATAAAATTCTTGTAATTTTTTGATTTGTTCTTCGTATGTAATGATGTGTTTAAATAATTTAGATTCTGGAACAATTGGTATAACAGCATCAACATTACAACAATTACACACGATTGTATTATTATTATTAGTAATAAACTTATGAATATTTTCTTCGATACAATATATTTCCTTACAATAAATACAACCTAAATTTACCATTCCAAATTTATTTAAATTTGTAATGGCAATATTATAATTATTTGTAGATTCTTGGATATATTCTAACATTTTTGATAATATTAAATATTTTTTTATTCAATATAATTTTTAAAAATATTTTTCAATTTTTATTTTTTTCCTCCACCTAAACGAACACGTCCACCACCACTTGGTGGAGAATTAGATGAACTTTGTGACACAATAACCATAAAATATACTACAAACATTACAACCAATAAAAATATGAATATTATAACAAATAATCTATATCTTTCTAATTCTAATAAAGCATCTTTACGTTGAGATTCGACTTCATCTATTTTACCCTTAATTTGATTAAGACTATCATTTTCTTCTTTTGTACCAGTTCTACCAAATAATTTATCGAATAAATTAGAACTATCAGGTGTATATGGTATACTGGAAGAAAATTCATTATTACATGTAATTCCTGGTGCGGCAGTCATTATATTATATATATTTAATTAAGATTTTAATTAATTAAATATGTATTGTAATTACCAATTGCTATTTTTGAAAAATTATGGTTGTGGTTTTCTATTACTTATAAAATATAAACTGATCATTAAAGCTAATGAACCTACAGTCCATAAACCAAATTCAGCATATTTTTGATTTAATTTCAAATCATAATCTTCATTTTGTCCTTGTAAAGTCACTAAGTCTGGATTTTTCATAATATTTATATATATTTTATCTAAATATTATATTTTTATGGTTTTAAATTACATTTGAACTATTTTATTACATTAAAAAACTAACAAGTTAAGCACGTGCAAATAAGATAATATAAATAAGCAACATTATACCATATGTTGTATAATGGTTATACATATCTATTTTATCTTCTAAATGTTGATCAAATTTATTTTTTGATTTATTTTTATTAGTATATTTTTGTTCAGTTTTCTTTTTAGCATCTATAGCTCCATTAGATAATAAATCTTGCAATATTTTTCTTAATTTTGCTTCTTCAATTTTTATTGTTTCCATAGATGATTTTATTTTTTCAACTTCTATTTCAGCATCTCTTGGTGTATATTCATCAATATCCGTAAAAAAATCAAAACCAACGTCTTGTTCATATGCCAATGCATCATCTAAGACTTTGAAAGCATTTTTTAAATATTCACAATCTTTTTTTTCATTTATTATGGCATTATAATATTTTTCATTTGAACTAAAACTTTTGTAAACTTCTTTTTCATCATAGTCTCTATTTATTTTAACAACAGGAGCTGGTTCTCCTGGAGATCTTTTGATATTTACTTTTTCATTAGGTTTCTTTGTTATTATTAACCCCTCTCTTTTATCCATAATTATATATATAATTATATATTTAATAATTAATAATTAACACAAGTACGATAATAAGTTGATTCAATTGCTGTTTTGCTTGGCCGAATTATTTCACATACTTCATTCGGTTTAATACCAATAACTTGTGCAACAGGATCAAAACGCGATATTTCAGGTATTTGATTATTATTGACTATATTATATTTTTTGAAAAAATCTTCTTTATCTTTGCTAGATAATATTTTGTGTTGTGGAACCATTTTATGTTTTAAAATATTAAATTGTAATCTTTTCAAACTAATAACATTAATTAAAATATTATTTTTTTCCCATTGTAATTTCAAATAATTTACAAGTGTATCATTTGGATCATCATTTACAACAATTATTAATCTATCATTTGCTTGTAAAATATTTTGAATATAAAAGTATTCTTCAATTAAATTATCAATATTTTTATCACGTAAAGTTTTATTATTTTTATTAAGTAATTCATAAAAATGAATCATCACTTTTTTCCCTGTATGTGGTTCATCTTCGTTTTCACGTGAAACAATCATATCTAATTGATTATTTTGAATGATCGAATGTAATTCATGCATAGAAAATTCTTTATAATCGCTAACATCATAATTAGAATCTTCAAGAATTTCTAATATATTGTTTCTAGCTTTATATAGTGATATGAAATAATTGCTGTTAAGTGTAATTTCTACCATTATTATTATTATATTAATACTTGATTTTATATTTTTATTTCAATTTTAAATAAAAATATATCATAAATTAATTATTCATTGCATTAGAAAATTTTGAAATAAATTATCAAATTTTTCTTTATTATTATTACTTGTTATAAATAAATTTGTTATCTCAGCAGGTGTAATATTTTTATCATATAAATTAATATCATTTAATTTTCCATTAAAATCAGCATTAAAAAAATGCTTATACATGTTATTAAATACATTATTAGTTATATAATCTAATTTCATATCAATATCAATACGACCAGGACGTTTCAATGCCTTATCAAGTTTTTCGTAATGATTTGTAGTAATAACTATAATTCTACCCGGAGTTTCTCTTATTCCATCAAATATATTTAAAATATCATCAAGTGTTAAAGGGTCATTTTGTGAGTCTATAGAAGAAACATAACCAATAGAATTTTCATTTTCTTTTTCTGTTGTAGTTTTTTTCCATTTTTTTTTAGCATTAATGTCAATCATTTTTTTTAAATTTATATTAGACAAATCTTCTTCATCTTTTAATTTATTTTTTCGTTCATATATAATTTCATCTGCACAATCAATATCTTCAAATACAATAATTTTATCTTGAAAATCTATAGAATTTTTATCATTTGACGATTTATATGTAGATTCATAAAAAAAGGTATCAAGATCTTTTACTGTTTTCATAAGCTTAAATGATAATAATACAATATGTCTTTTTGTATAATTAGCAAGAGCTTTTATTAGTGATGTTTTACCTGTACCAGGTTCACCATATAATGCAATACCAAGTGAATAAGGCATACCTTTATCATAATACCATTTTTCATTGCCAAGAAAGAAATCTAATTTATTAATAAATTCTTCTTTTTTTTCAAAAAATATATTATTTAAACTTCGTGTTGTTTTAAACACCGTTTCTTTCCAACAATCATAAATACTATCATCATATTTATTAGTCATTAATTTATAAATATAACGATTTTCTTTTTTCTGATCTTTAATTTCAAGTAAATATTTATCTGTTAATGTATTTACAAATGATTTTATATCTTCAAAAGTTAAATTAAAACTATATAATTCAATAATAAATTGAATTTTTTTATTAGAAATTTTACTATTTTTTTCATCATCATTAGGATTATCAATTATTTCAATATTAGCGTATATATTTTTTGTAAAAAAGAAATCTTCAGATTGAGATATGATATAAAAATTATTAGTAATATCATCACATGTTTCATCATCATAATATGATGATTCATCTACCTTTGTATAAATATATTTTAATTCATGTATTAATTTACTTTGAACATTTTCTTTTAAATAAATACTATGTTCATTTAAGTATTTAACTATACTAATAAATTCATTTGTATAATCTGTGGAAATTCTAGGAACACTTTGATATTGTGTTGTAATAACATTTCTTGTTGCTTCATATACAATAGAATTTTTTGTTTTAGTAATATTTTTAAATTTAAAAATATAATTATTCATTTTATTTAAATAAATATTGACTGGACTAAAATTACAGAAATTATTAAATATATGATAAAATATGAATAATAAAATTAAAATAACTGGGTGAATTTTTTCTAATAATGTCTTTAAATTTGTTGCTATTATTAAATTAAAAAAATCTGTTTCTAACATTAATAAATCTATATTGTTATATTTTTATATTCATTTATAATATATAAATGACTATAAATACTCCTATTACTTCTGCTAAAAATATAGAAATTGAAGGTATTGAGGGATACTGTAAAAATAAATGTAGTATTAGATATGATTACAAAGTAAATGATCAAATTTGTGTACAAAAAACATCGTCGAATATTACAATTAATTTGAAACCACTTGAACAAACAGCACCATCTATTACATTTGATGGAACAGGATATAATCCAACAAGTGTTAGTATATATGCACCATCATTACATACTTATAACAGACAAAGAGCTGACGCAGAAATATGTATAACACATCGTAAAATAGATGGAACACCTGGTAATTTTTATATATTTATTCCTTTATTGAAAGAATACAATTCAAAATTACCTAAATCATCTGGTGACGAAAAAAATTGTAATGAAATGTTAACTGATATATTAGATAATATTAGTAATGTTGCCTGTAGTGATGAAACATGGGTTAAAATAGATTTTACTATGAATTCATTTTTACCTAATAAACCTTACTTTTATTATAAAAGTAATAATAATGATATTATTGTATTTCATACAAATGAACATAATTTAATAGGAGTAAATGAATATAACAAGTTAGTAAAGTCAAGAATTAGATTAAATAGAGATAGAAATATCCCATTATTTTATTCAGGAGAACAAACAGGGCAAAAAATATCAAATGATATATATATTGAAGTTAGACAAGAAAGTAAAGGTTCACCTGTAGATGAAGATGATAGTGAAGATACTGTTGAAGGATTTTCTGTTTTTAATAATGAAGAATTTTGTGTAAAATCTTCAGTAGAAAACTCAATATCTATTTTATTATTAATGTCAATTTTCTATGTTGGTTTTAAAGTAATTACAACAAAAGATTAATTAAATAATACACCGACTAAAAATATCTAAAATATATAATTTATCATAGTTAATTATATATTTAAATTTTTATTCAAGTTCAATTATATCAGTTGCATTATGTAATTTATGTAAAATGGGTTTTACATCACTTTCAATTTTTTCACCAATAGCATATTCTACTACACCATCAACCGCTTCTTCTTCTAATGTTTCTGGTTTTTTGGTTTGTTGATCTGAATTATATTTTTCTAATTTCAAAATTTTTTCTTCTTCACTTGGAAGTTCTGGTAAATTCAAAGGAATTTTTGATTCACTTGTTGAACGTCTAATTAATTCGTAAGCAACAAGAAAACCTACAATACCAACAACATTATTTGTATTCATAAAAATAATAATAAATACTACTAATACTACTATGTTACCATATACACTGTCGATTGTATTAGAAATAGTAGAAGGTAATCTAACATCATATGTGAATAAAAAGATCATAAAAATAGTTAATAAAACTAAATCTAACGTTGTAAAACTTTTATTTGATAAAAATAAATTTTCTTTGAGTGCCATTATAGTATAATAATAACAAAGATAATATATTTTAATTTAATTATAAAATTGAATTAGATATTTCCTAATATTTAATATTAATTAATAAATATTAATGTCAAACTATATTGGAAAAAAAGGATATTCTATTTATAAAAAAAATATTAACAAAGAAGATATTGATTTTATTAAAAAAGAATTGAATGTAAAACCATTCGTTCCTAAAGCAATGAGTCAAATGCAAAAAGTAGAATCTTTTCCAATTTATAGAGAATCAAATACTAAATTTTATCTCCCTAAATATTTTGGTCTGGAAAAATATGGTGTTGCTGAAAATAAAATTGTCAAAGGAAAAACTATAAATGTTGTTTTTAATGGAAAATTACGTGATTACCAGGAAAAAATTGTAGATAAATATATTGATTATATTAATAATAAATACGTTGGATTTGGTGGAGGATGTCTAGAAATTGATACAGGATTGGGTAAAACAGTAATTGCTATAAACATTATTTCACGATTAAAATTGAAAACAATTATACTTGTTCACAAAGAGTTTTTAATGAATCAATGGGTTGAACGTATTAATGAATTTATGCCAAACATTAAAATAGGTAAAATACAAGGAAAGACAATAGATATAGAAAATAATGATGTTGTTATTGGTATGATACAATCTTTATCAATGAAAGATTATGATAGTGATTTATTTGCTGATTTTGGTTTAATGATAATAGATGAAGTACACCATATGGGTGCAGAAGTATTTAGTCAAGCACTTAATAAAGTAGTAACATCATATACACTAGGTTTAAGCGCAACAATGGAAAGAAAAGATGGACTGAGTAAAGTTTTTAAAATGTTTATTGGTGACACTATACATGTCGAAAAACGTGATAATAGTAAACATCAAGTATTAGTGAAATGTTTAAAATACAAGGTCGATGATGATGATTTCAATGAAGTAAAATATGATTTTAGAGGAAATGTACAATATAGTAGTATGATAACTAAATTGTGCAATTATAATCATAGAAGTGAATATATTATTAAATATATCATACATACATTACAAGAAAATCCTCAACAACAAATCATTATATTAGCACACAATAAATCATTGTTAAAATATTTACACGATGCTATTTTAAATAGAAATATAGCAGATGTAGGATATTATGTAGGTGGAATGAAAGAATCTGAATTAAAAATAAGTGAAACAAAAAAAGTAATTATTGCTACTTATTCTATGGCTTCTGAAGGTTTAGATATTAAAACTCTTACTACATTATTATTAGCAACACCAAAAACAGATATTGTTCAAGCAGTAGGAAGAATTTTGCGAACTAAACATGAACAACCAGTTGTTATTGATATTCTGGATGATCATGAAATATTTAAAAAACAATTTGCGCAAAGAAAACGATTTTATGTAAAACAAAAATATAAGATTATCGAAACGTCTAATAATTTCAATGATTTTGATAATAAAAATTGGAAAATAAACCATGACCCTAACAATAAAATTGTAAAGAAAGTAAAAGAGAAGTGCTTAATTGAATTATAATATAACTTAAAGACATCTATGTATATAATGTATTGGTATGGATATTACAAACAACTGTGAAAATATTATGGAACGATTTCCAATTTGTGAACTTTCATATGGTAATTATGATCATAAGAAAGTTCAATATGATTTATGTTTAGCTGTCCCTTTTGGAAAGAAAGTATATGCTTGGTTTACATATTATAAAAAAGATTCAGTGTGTATTTTGATTGAAAAAATAAGAACAAATGTTGGTGAAAAAATTAATAAAATAGAAATTGTTAGTTCTGTTTTTTCACCTGATTTATGTTTAAATACAGTATTATATGGTAGTGTTGTAAATTATGACAATGTTCGATTTTTTTGTATTGAAGATATTTGTTATTATAAAAATAAAAATTTATGTAAAGTACGTAATGAAATAAAATTAAATACAATCCAATATATTTTGCAAAATGAAATGAGTAATTCTTGTTTTTTGAAAAACAATGTTGTTTTTCAAATGTGTTACATGAATAATAATTATGATGATATGTACAACTATGTAAATAATTTACCATATAAAGTTTATTCAATACAATATATTAGTTTGCAAAAAAGAGGACGTATATTTAATGTACTTCCAAGAACATCAAAAAATAATATGTTATACAATCCTCAAAGACCACTCAAAGCAATATTTAAAGTAAAAGCTGAAATTCAATATGATATTTATAAATTGTATTGTTATAATGATGGTAATACAGAATATTATTTTAATGTTGCTTATATTCCTGATTATAAAACAAGTGTAAAAATGAATTCTATTTTCAGGACAATTAAAGAAAATGATAATTTAGATTATTTAGAGGAAAGTGATGATGAAGATGAATTCGAAAATATTGATATTGATAAATATGTTGATCTTGAAAAAACCATGTATATGGAATGTATTTACACACCAAAATTTAAAAAATGGATACCTGATAAAATTGTAAAACCATGTAAAACAATTCGATTAAATGATCTTGGAAATATGATTCGAGATTATAAAAAAAAATTTTAAAATGCGTATCAAATGTTTTTATATTTAATATACTAACTTAAATACAATAGTATATTAAATATTAATAATGATTATTAATAAATTTACTAATAAACAAATTAAATGGGAGAATATAGAATATTCTTCTAATTTTGCATTATTAATAATATCTATTATTAGTTCTTATCTTGTATATAATAATTTACAATTACATTATTTCTCTTATGTTATATTTTTTTATTTTATGATTGATACTTTATTTATACCTTATGAAATAAAAAAAGATATTTTATATCATCATGTATCTTCATGTATTATAATTATGTATTATTTTATATATTTAAGAAATTATCATGATAATAATTATGTATTACATATTCATTTACGAACTGAATATAGTAGTATTTTTTTATCGACAAATTATTTTTTTAATTTAGTTAAAAAAACGAATGAAAAAATAAAAAAAAATAATACAGTTATAAATACATGTTACAATATATCAAATATTTGTTTTATGATTACATTTTTTAGATATAGAATTTATCAATTTATATATTATACAGTAATAAATAATGAACGATATTTACATCATCTAGAATATTATAATGCTAATTCTTTCCAGAAATATTATTTATACATAACTATATTATCACCAATCTTGTTGAATTTGTATTGGGGGTTTAGTATAGTAAAAATTATTCGCAAATTAATTAATAAACAAATAAAATAAAAAAACAAACTATTTTATACTATTTTATTTAGAAAACAATTGGGAATATAATGTATAAACAGCTAAGAATATAATAATATTATGTACATATACCATTGTTTCTGGTATAATTAACCATTTTTCTATAATTGAGCCTTTCTTATTTTTCAAAAAATGTTTAATATCATGAACAAGATTTATTGCAATAAACCTTGAAAAACATGCTATAATAATAGATATAACAATAAGAAATGTATTATATAATATATTTTTACCACGGTAAAAACGTGAATATCCTAAACAAGCGAAGGATGTACCCAATGTAAGAAATATATTACGTAATGATGTATTATAATACATTAATAGCCATTTTTCATCTTTTTCGTTAGAGCTCATATAATATAGTAAAACAAAATAAATAAAAAATATTTATAATCATAATTATTTTATAACAAAAATATTATACTTGTTTTGTTATATAAAAACGCTATTTGAAATATAAAAATAATGATTATAAGATAATACATATTAAATCATTTCAGCAATAACCGATATATATTCATCGTTTAATTCAAAACGTTGACCTATAATTTTAACTTTTATAATTCCTCCTTCTTCTACATTATTAAAATCATCATTGTTGTAATTATGATCACGTGCAACAAATATTACCATTGGACTTTTTTCGTATTTCGAAATTTCAGCACGAATACCAGCTTTTGTAATATTTTTAACTGTACAATCTATTACCATATTTTCAACAGGAAAACATACTTGGCATTGAAAAGAAACGCAATGTTTTATTTGATCTTTAATAATAATACCACTCGATATTGTAATTATTTTTATCGAATTAATAGCTACATAACCATGTTTCATACACCTTCCTTCAAATTTTCTTTTTAAAATTTTTAAAATGGTTTCTTGAATGTTTTTTCCAACTGCATTAAATGGTAAAATTATATTTTCTGTTGTAATTAATGGTGTAAATATATCTACATTTTTGGTAGATTTCTTTTTTGCTTTTATTACATAACTTTCTTCACCAATTTTAATATTATCATTTTTTTCTTTTTTATTTAATATTTCCATTTAAACTATATTATAATACTATAATATTCTTTAAAATATTTTCAATTTTATTAATTATTGTATAAAATAAATATTATGATATTAGATTTAAATGATTACTATCTAAACCATATGATGCTTCTATTATTGATAGAAACCATATTTTATCATATATTATGTTGTAATATCTTAAAATAAATTCATGTAATAAACATAATTTAGGTTTTGTAATTTTCTTTAAAAAATTATCATTCAAAAATGATTTAAGTTTACTATCAATAATTGTAAATTTTTCATATATTTCTTCTTTGCTCCCAAATTCACAAATTTTACTTGTAAAACGTTTATATGTTTCTGTTGTCAATTTTAAACGATAATTTTTCTCAATATTTTCTTTTTTTCCACTATCATATATAAAACCAATTAATTGGGCTAAATTATTTTTATCAATATTGTATTTATTATTCAAATCATTAGAATATCTTTTTTTTTCTAAATTATTAGCCAATGTCCATTCGTTTTCATCTTCATTATAAATATAAAAATCATATTTCTTTTTATTTGGTATAATAAAACCAATAATTTCATTATTACTATTTTTAAAATAATGTTTATGTAAATAATTGTATACGATGTTTTCAATATCATTATTACTATTTAATATGATATGTGCGAAATAAATAAATAAATCTCTAAATGTATCATAATTGTCAATATACTCTAAAATATATTCAACAATAATTGTTTTTTTATGTTTTTCAAATTCGTTATCAAATATACTATTTAATGTTTTGAATATTTCAGTGAATTTACTATTTCCATCAATATCATTGTATTTTTTTTCTATTTTTTTTAATATTTCATTAATTTTTATATTTTCTTTTTTAAGTACATTATCTTTCTTTTCTTCTTTGTGTTTTTTAATTCGAATATATTGACGTTTTCGATCAACATTTCCATCGCGATTTTCCATGGTTAGTTGTAAATTTTTTGAAAATCTTGGTTGATATATATAAATATCATCAATATGTACAATAGTTCCGTCATTTCCATAACGATCTATAACTATTTCCATATTATTATTAGTTAATTCATGTAATGCTATATCAATTTGTAACTTATTGTATTCATTATTATAATTTACATAATCCCATATTTCTTGATAACTATATACCATTTTTTTCCCATATTTACCATATAAATCTTTTATTTTACTTTTTAAAATATTTTTATTAGATGAAATATGATTTGAATGAATGGTTTTTGTATCTTCTTGAATTTCACTTCTATCTATTTCAACAATAGAATCAAAATTATTTAACATTTTACATTGATAATTACATGATTCCATATAATCACAAATTTCTGAATATGGTTTATCTCCAATTTGATAATCAATAGTTTTTTTATTTGATAATTGAATTTTAACATTGGTATCTAAATCTTTTACACTAAATTTACTTTGTTCTTCTTGTAATAAACAATCAACAGATGTTTCTTTAAGTAAACGACTTACAACACCAATTTGGACAGCTTTTTGTTCAGCACCTCTATATACATAAAAATCAATAGCTTCTATGTTTGAATCTAATATTGTTGCATATAAATATATATTTACATTTCTCTCTTTAAATGGTAATTTTTTATGACTACAATTACGTATTGCTCGTCCTATAATTTGTTCAATGCGATTCATATTAAACCATGGTTCTAATATATGGACATTGCGAATATTTTTAAAATCTATACCTTCTGATCCAGCTTTACTAATTAAAATTGCTTTTATAATATTTCCTTTTTTATTTTCCTCTGAAATTGCTATTGAAATTTCCTTTTGAACAGACATTGAAATATTTTTTTGACCAGTAATAATAATATAACTTTCTTTTCGTCGTTTAATTTTATTTTTCTGCTTATATGTTTTTTCAACAAAATTCTTACTGGTATTATAATTGTCATAACCCATTTCTTCAAGAGCACATGCTATTGGTATTAAACCTGAATGTAAATATTGACTATAAATTAAAGATATACCGTTATTTTCTTGTACGGATTTAACAATATTATGCATTTTACTACTATATTCATTTAATCGTGTAATATGAAAAATACTTTTATTATCTTTCAAATATTCTTCTTTGTATTTAAATGGATATGTATTTATGTTTGTTACAACATTTGAAAAACCATATTTTCCTGTTAATTCTTTTGCAACTATTTGTTTTTCATCCATATTAGAATTACCATAATTAATACTATTATTAGGAAATGTAATGTTTAAAGCTGCTAATGGTAATTGAATACGCATGTAACCAGCACTTTCAAACTCATTAATTTCATCTTCATTGTTTGCACGATTTTTACTAAATAATTGTTTTGTAATAAAATTATAAATGAATTTTTGATATCCTTCAAGTTTTACACAATATAAATCAACATATTTTAATGGACTAGCAATAGAAACATTATTATATTGAAAATCTGGATAATTACTTTTATAAGTGTGTAAATATGAATTTTCTTTTGAATGATTCTTTGGATATATTCTATATGGAAAACTATACGGATTTTCTCCTTTTATAAAAGATATATAACCTCTTGATATTTCAACAAATCTTTTTTTGCCGATTTCATTTCCATTGGAATCAATCAAAAAATCCCCTTTTTTATCAAAAATATCTTTTTCCAATACTTTTGGCTTATTATCATTTATATTAATTAAATTTAATAACATAATTATTTCTTTATAATTATTATACATTGGTGTAGCAGATAAAAGTAATAACCGAAGATTTTTTGATTTTTCGACAAGACGTTTTAAACTGTCCGATATAATTTTATGCTTATTATCATCGCTTACTCTTATATTATGAACTTCATCAATAATAATTAATCTATCTTCGAATATTGATTTTAATTTTTCATCACTTAATTTTTGAATATAATTAGCTAATTTTGAATATCCAAAAAAAGTATAATATTTATCTATTAATCTTTTTGCTTTTGATATAATTTGTTCTTTATCTTTTATCTTATTTAATGGATTTATTTCATGAAGTAATTCATTTCCGTAACATTTATCAAGAGAAAAATATCCATTGTTTTCTTTTAAATTATCAATATCAAATAATTGCGTTCTAAAATTAGTTTGCACATTTGGAGATGCAACAATTACGATTTTCTTTTTTAATCCAGCGCTTTTAATATATTTTCTCATTTCTTCTGCAATACTAATAGCACTACATGTTTTACCAGTTCCAACACCATGATATAATAATAAACTATTATATGGTGTTTGAAACGATAAAAAATTTCTAACAAATATTTGATGTGGTGCTAATGTAAATTTTTTTTCACATATTTCATTAGAATATTTTTCAATATCTACTTTTTCACCAGTTTTTGTATTTATTTTAAATTCTTCTTTGGATGCTATTTTTACATTAAAATCGATTTCACTATTTTTTGGATATATATTGTTTTGATCAATAATGTCTAAAGTATTTTCCATATATTATATTTATAATATATTGTTATATTATCTTATTCAATAATAAACATTTATGAATTCTTTCTAGTAAATTTTTTTTTTCAATATTATATGGCCGAATTTCTTTTAAACAAGTTTCATATGTTTTCCATTCTACTTTTGATACTTCCGATTGTTGGAAATTTGACAAATCATAATCAATATTTTTTGCTTGTGCTAAAAAATATTTATGTTTATATGTTTTATAATTAGATCCAATAAATATTTCTTCAAATGGTATAATATTCTCTATTAATTCTATATCTTTTTTTGATATTCCAGTTTCTTCTTCAAATTCACGTAAAGCACAATCTAATTCTTTTTCACTATAATTTCGTCGCCCTTTAGGAAAACCCCACTCAGGTTCAGTCCATGTTGTATTACTATTTTCTATTAGATTTTTAATGTTATAATTATCTTTATTTATATTGAAATTATTAATTTTCTTTTTTAATTGTTCTGGTACTACATTATCTAATTCTTCATTGTTAATAATTTTTGTAATTATTGATTTTTCATTGATTGTCATTTCATTAATAATATTTTGTAATATTACAGGATTGTAATTATTATGTTTACCAAATGTAAAATCTGATAATCCAAAACTTTCTTTACGCCGTATCATTAAATATTCATATTCATTATTATCATTTAACCTATATAATATAACTCCTATGCTTATTATTGCTAATTTACACTCATTACAAATATGACCAAAAGAACCACAATTATGGCATAATTCATTTTTAGTTTCATTATTTTGATGTGTCATTATTATTATATTATTAATTTGTTTTTATGTCATACTATAAAATATAAAGTATTATATAATATAATATGACCAATTTAGATCCTGAAGTTTGGGGACCTCGTTTCTGGTTTGTTATGTTTACAATGGCAATATCATATCCTGATAATGTAACAAAAGTTACAAAAAAAAAATATTATGATTTTATTCAAAATTTACCGTTATTTTTGCCATGTCAAGATTGTGGAAATCATTTTGCAAAATTATTAGATAAATATCCTGTTACACCATATTTGGATTCAAAAGATTCATTCATAAGATGGGTTCATTTTATTCATAATCGCGTTAATGAAGAATTAGATCCACCCAAACCTTTAATAACATTAAAACAAGCTTTAGAGCGATATTATAAACATTATGAAAATAAGAAAGAAAAACATATTTCTGAAGAAATTACACCATATTTATCGTATTTGTATTATGGAATATTTATATTTGCCATTGTTATGTTAATATGGTATTTATATTCAATGAAAGAATAATTATATTTTATTAATATATGACTAATAAAAGAAAATCTAATAACAATAAACTACCAAATAAAAATACTAGAAAGAAAAAAGGTGGTAGTGTTATTGGAGCAGGTGGTTATGGTTGTGTATTTAGACCTGCATTAAAATGTAAAAATAAGAAATTTAAATTAAATACTAAAAAAAATGTATCAAAATTACTTTTAAAGCGTTATGCTGTAAATGAATATAAAAAATCAAAAGTGTTTTATAAATTATTAAAAAAAATACCAAATCACAAGAATTTTTTTATATTTCCACAGCATATATGTTCTCCTGATAAATTAACACAAGAAGATAAAATAAATTTTAGTTTAAAGTGTAATACTTTATTAAAAAAAAATATTAATGTACATAATATTAATGATAAATTAGATAAAATGAAAGCAATAAATATGCGTGATGGTGGTGTTGATTTAGATAATTTTTTAAGAAATTCAGTTATTACAATGGATATATTTAATAAAATAAATAAATCATTAGCCAATTTATTTATAAATGGTGTTTTAAAAATGAATAATTTAAATGTTTATCACTTAGATTTAAAGGCATCAAATATGATGATAAACGACGATTATGAAGTTAAAATTGTTGATTGGGGGTTATCATCTGTATTAAATAAAAATGAAATACCTGAAAAAATACAACGTCCATTACATTTTAATTTACCATATTCAATTATTGTTTTAAATAATGAATTTATACAATTTATTAATGATACATTTGAAAGAAATCCAAATATTACACGAGAAGGTCTTATGCCCAAATTATCTACGTTTTATAATATATTTGCAGAAACATACGGTAGAGGACATGAAATATATATAAATGAAATTTTACATAATTTAATGCAAACAAAACGTTATTTACATAATCAAGTTATTATGAGATATATAGCAGATATTATTATTAAATTTAGAAAAAATAATAAATTTGACGTGAAAGATTATTATGTAAATGTATTTTTAAAAAATGTTGATGTTTGGGGTTTTTTACATGCATATTTTCCTATTATGGGTTTAGATTCACCTATTTTAAAAAATGTTTATAGTGATAGAGCAAGTAATTTTATTGCCGATAATTTTAAAATGTTATATACAAATTTTCTATTGAAATATAGTAGTGAACCAATTCCTGTAAATGAGTTAATTGATTGGGTTAAAAATATATCTAAAACATCAGAAGGTACAATTACATCAATAGGAAATGTTACAAATCCACCATCTATTCATTCAAATGTTAAAAGTAAACCAGTTATTTTAAAAACTTCTCCAATTAAAAAACAGGTTACAAGACGTAAAAAATAATATAATAATAAGTAATGTACATATTATTATATTTATTAATATTAATATTCTTCTTCCTCTTCTTCATCTAAATCATTTTCATCTTCAAGATATTCATTTTCTAATTTTTCCAAATATTTATCAAATTCCTTTGATTCAATATCAACTTGTACCATAGTATTCATATTACCAGTTTCATAATAGTCTTGATATGCTTCTTCTAATTCTTTATTGTATTTATCTTCCATTTTTTTGGCAAAATTATCCAATACTTCATTATATTTTTGGTTTTCCATATTATTCCATTCTTCTTCCGTAAAAGTTTCTTTATACGAATTATACCAATTACAATTATCGCGACTATATTGTATTTTTTCAAATGGCATTACAATTGTAGAAGCATATTTAGTTGCCTGTTTTAAATAATTATTATAATTCTGTGAAGGTTTATTCATTTTTCTAAAAACAGGACCAATCCATATATATCCATTCCAATATTTAGGATCTTTAACATCAAATTCTGTTTTATATTCACTTTCAATTGTATTATTAACAATACCTTTCCATTTAGTATCAAGCGGTTCATATTTTTTTTCTTCTATTTGAGGATGTAATATTTGGGGTTTTAGTGGTATAACAACATCATTTTTGTCTTTTATATATCTATTATTTCTGTCATTATTTCTTCTGTCATTATTGCTTCTGTCATTATTGCTTCTGTCATTATTGCTTCTGTCATTATTTCTTCTGTCATTATTGCTTCTGTTATTATTTCTTCTATCATAATTATTATTAGTATTATTGTTATTGTTATTGTTAGTATTATTATTTTTTTTATTTTTTTTATTTTTATATTGTTTTGAAATATTTTCCTGTTTAAACCCACGTTCCCATTTTCCTGATGACATTTTTAGTTCTTACAATTATTTTTTAGTTTGTTTTACAAAATATAAGTATAAATATTTTAAATCAATTTTATTTAAATTTAAGATATTTAAATAACGAATTGATATAAATAATAATTATTTAATTATTATAAAATGGATACAGATGAAATGTATGTTATTAAAAGAAATGGTTCTTTAGAGGAAATTTCATTTGATAAAATATTATATCGAATTAAAAGGATTGGAGAAGAAGAAAAAATTAAAATTAATTATTCACTTTTGGTTATGAAAATAATTGAACAATTACAAAATAAAATGGAAACATATAAGATTGATGAATTAATGGCTGAACAATGTGCATCACAAACCACACAACACACTGATTTTGGAATTTTAGCTAGTAGATTAATTATATCAAATTATCATAAAAAAACAAATCCCAAATTTAGCGAAGTAATGAATAAATTATATAATTTTGAAGATATTCATGGTGTACACTGTCCTATGATAAATTATGATTTTTATAATATTGTAAATGAAAATAAAGATGTTTTTGATAATTATATTGATCATACAAGAGATAATTTATTTGATTATTTTGGATTTAAAACACTTGAAAGAGCATATTTATTTAGAATTAACGGAATACCTATTGAAAGACCGCAGCATATGTGGATGCGTGTTGCTATTGCAATTCATGGAAACAATATTGAAAAAGTAAAACATAGTTATGATTTAATGAGTAAAAAATATTTTACACATGCTACACCTACATTGTATAATGCTGGTACGCGTAGACAACAATTGAGTTCGTGTTATCTAATTGCAATGGAAGAAGATTCTATTGATGGTATATATAATACATTAAAAGATTGTGCAAATATTTCAAAGTATGCAGGTGGTATAGGTTTACATATTCATAATATTCGTGCTGCTGGTACTCATATTCGTGGTACAAATGGTACTTCTAATGGTATTGTACCAATGTTACGTGTATTTAATAATACGGCTCGATATGTTGATCAAGGAGGAGGAAAAAGAAATGGTAGTTTCGCTATTTATTTAGAACCATGGCATTTTGATATTGCGTATTTTCTTGAAATGCGAAAAAATCATGGTGATGAAGAATTGAAAGCACGTGATTTATTTTATGCGCTATGGGTTCCTGATTTATTTATGGAAAGGGTTGAAAAAGATGAAAAATGGACTTTGATGTGTCCTGATAAATGTCCTGGATTAAGTGATGTATACGGTGATGAATTTAATAAATTATATGAAAAGTATGAAAGTGAAAATAAAGGAAACAAAACTATGAAAGCACGAGAATTATGGTTTAAAATTTTGGATAGTCAAATGGAAACTGGTACACCATATTTATTATATAAAGATTCTTGTAATAAAAAATCTAATCAAAAAAACCTGGGTACAATAAAAAGTAGCAATTTATGTACAGAAATAGTAGAATACAGTGATAAAGAAGAAACAGCTGTATGTAATTTAGCAAGTATTGCATTATCTTCTTTTGTAAATATTGAAACAAAAGAATTTGATTATGAAAAATTACATGAAGTTACAAAAGTTGTTACAGAAAATTTAAATAAAGTTATTGATATTAATTTTTATCCAACAACTAAAACAAAAACAAGTAATAGTAAACATAGACCAATTGGAATTGGTGTTCAAGGACTTGCTGATACTTTTGCATTAATGGATATAAGTTTTGATAGTAAAGAAGCAGTTGAAGTAAATAAAAATATATTTGAAACAATGTATCATGCTGCAGTTGAATGTTCAAATGAATTGTCAATTGAAAGATATAATACTATAAAAACAATTAAAATGAACAAAGAAAGATATGATGATGATGGTATTTTAAATTATTTAAATGACTATGAAATACAAAATGAAGATACAACATACGTTGGTGCTTATAGCTCTTTTAAAGATTCACCTGCATCTAAAGGTATATTACAATTTGATATGTGGAATGTAAAACCAAGTAAACGTTATGAATGGAATGAATTAAAAAAAAATATTATCAAATATGGTATGCGTAATTCATTACTAATTGCACCAATGCCTACTGCATCAACCGCACAAATTCTAGGAAATAATGAATGTTTTGAGCCTTTTACAAGTAATATTTATAGTAGAAGAACATTAGCTGGTGAATTTATGATTGTGAACAAACATTTAATGAATGATTTAATTAAATTAAATTTATGGAATGAAAGTGTTAAAAATAGTATTATTTCTAATAAAGGAAGCATACAACATTTGCTTCATGTCCCTGAACATATACGTAATAAATATAAAATTGTTTGGGAAATATCAATGAAACAAGTAATTGATATGGCAAAAGATCGTGGCGCATATATTTGTCAAAGTCAAAGTATGAATTTATGGCAAGAAGATCCTAATTATGGTAGTTTAACTAAAATGCATTTTTATGCTTGGAAAGCAGGTTTGAAAACTGGTATGTATTATTTACGAAGAAAGGCAAAACATCAAGCTCAACAATTTACTATTGAACCTTCAAAAACGAATAATAATAATGAAGAAATATGTGAAATGTGTTCAGCTTAAATTTTGTAATAAAAAAGATTTAAATAAATAATTTTATATATTTTTAATGGAAACAAATAATGACATTAAAAATATGATTGTTAATGATGATAAAACACAAGAAAAAGATTTTGAATATTTAAAAATTTTACGTAATAAAATAGAAAATATGGATACTTTGCATCATAAAGAAATATTACGTATTTTTCAAGATAGTAGTTGTAATATTAGTAGTAATCGTAATGGTTCATTTGTTAATTTATCGGAAGTTAGTGATGTAATTGTTGGAAAAATAGAGAAATATTTAAAACATGTTGAAATACAAGAAAAAGAATTAAAAGAAAAAAATGATGTTCAAGTAAATATTGAAACAACATTTTTCTAAAAATAATTAATATTCATATTTATTTAAAAAATAAATTATAAAAATAAATATGAATAAAGATAATTACTATTTAACAAAGGGAATCAATTTTGATACAATTAAAAAAAGAAAACATATTAAAAAATCATATTTTGACCCTTTTAATAGTATTTTTGTAAAAAGCAAAATATCGCCAATTAATACTATTGAATGTGAAAATGTAAATAATCTTGACGAGATTAAAAAGGAAGTTAAAGATGATGTCAACAAAATAAATACTAAGGAATTTATTGAAGAAAACCATAATGAATTACACTATAATGAAATATTACCTAATATTTCAAGCAAAAATAGTATTTAATTGATTTTTTACACGTACAAATGTACAACATTTTGGTATATTTTTAATTTTTGCTGCATTTATGTATGTACATGTACTTCTTACTCCACCTAAATAATTTAATACAGTATTTTCAAGACATCCTTTGTATTTAACTTTAATTGATCTGCCTTCTGAAGAACGATAATTATCCATTTTACCATAATGTTTTTTCATTGCTGTTTCGCTACTCATTCCATAAAATGATTTATATTTAACACCATTTTCCTCTACTATATCACCTGGATTTTCATCATGTCCTGAAAATTGACCACCAATCATAATAAAATCACCTCCAGCACCAAAACCTTTTGAAACATCACCTGGACATGTAATTCCACCATCACCTATTATATATCCATTTACGCCATGAGCAGCATCTGCACATTCAGCAATAGCTGATAATTGTGGCATACCCACACCAGTTTGTGTTCTTGTTAAACAAGCACTTCCTGGACCAATACCAACTTTTACAATATCAACTTTACCATTTAATATAAGTTCTTCTGTCATTTCACGTGTAACAACATTACCAGCAATAATAATTTTATCAGGAAATGAATCTCTTACTTTTCTACAAAATGAAACTAACTTTTCCATATATCCATTTGCTACATCAATACATATGAATTTAACACGTGAACCAAAATTACGATCCATAATTTCTTTTAATTTGGTAAAATCATAATCTGATATGCCTGTTGAAATAGCAAAATAATCAGGATCTAATCCTTCCATATTTTCAAATTCTCTTAAAGTATAAAATTTATGAAATGCTGTTATTATTTTATGCTTACTTAGTACTTTATACACTTCATATGTTCCAATAGTATCCATATTAGCTGCAATAATAGGAACACCTTTCCATTTTAATGGACTATGTGGAAAAGTTAATTCACGTTCAAGATCTACTTGAGAACGAGAAGTTAATGTTGAACGTTTTGGACGAATAAGTACATCACTAAAATCTAATTTAAGGTCTTCTTCGATTTTCATATAATATGTATATGTACAAATGTTTATATATTTTTTATAAGTATTTAAAACTATTGATATAATAGTTATAATGACTAATATAATGACATCAAGCAAGAATCAACATATAATTCAAAATTTTGAAAATTATATGCTGTCGCCAAAAAATATGATGAAAATTAGCAATCAATGTAATTTATATAATCCAAAAATTATTATAGAGAAAAAGAAGAAAGTAAAAGAATCTAATTTAATGAAACAAAAAATGTTTATTCCAGGAAAAAAAGATACATTATTTTGGATATTTTATATTTTATTAAAAGGTTTTGAAGAATATAATTTAATTGGAACAAATTTTTTTACATTGGAAAAAAATATGAAAATTGAATTAATTAACGAAATTAAAAGTAAAAAAAGTTTACTGAAATCATTTAATATTTCAAAATTATCTACTTGTGAAGATGATTTATTAAACAATGAAATTATTTCACTCAAAACATTTCATGTATTATGTATCATAAAAAATATCAATTTTGTTTTTGTAACGCCAAAATTAATTTATGAATTTAAAAAAGATAGTGATGATAGCGATGATGATTTTTTTATAATTCATAAAACAGCAACTGATCATTTTGCTTATGAAATTGATGGTAAACTGATGTTAGAAAATTATAGAACAGTAAAATATTCTATTCAAAATTTAGAAAAACCTTTTAAATGTATTAGTTATTATAGAGTAGAAGAATTAAAAAAAATTGCTGGTGAATTGGGTGTTCCAACAAAATCTTTGATTACTGGTAAAAATTTGAATAAACAAGATATTTACAATAATATTATGGAAAATATCAATATTTAAATTTAAAATTGATTTTTAATTTAAAATAAACTCACCATTATATATATTATATAATGAGTGAATTAGCTGAGAAAAAAGAAGAAAGGAAGATTTCTTCATTCGAATCATTAGTTGAAGAATTCTTGAATTATAATCAAGAATCAAAACAATTTGAGAAAGAGTTGGAAGTCCGTTTTGGTACAAAAGGAAAAGTGATTAAACGTGAAGATTTTGAAAATGTAATTAAAAAAATAACAAGTTGTGGTTTCATTTGTAAAGATTCTAATGGAAAACATATAATGAGAATTATGAATGAATACAATAAAAATGATGCAAGTGTTTCCAATATTAGAACTGAAATTGAAAATATAGAAAATATACAACATTTTTGTAAATTTAATCGTCCTCCTGATAATAATTTTGTAAAGTTTCAAAAGAAATTTAATATTAAAAAAGATGATATCAAAATTTTACCTCACATGAATAATGATTATAATTTTAAATTGTCATTTCAAATTGAAGATAATATTCATCGCCAAAGCCCAATAATTCAGTCACAATTGTTGGAAAAATGGGAACAAATGGCAAAATCATATCGTCATATGAATCGTCTTGAATTTATGAACCAAGATATTACAAATCCAATTAAATATCATTTAAGTATTGTAAAATCATCAAATAAAAAAAATACCGGAGAATATGTTTATGAAAAAAATATTCGCAATGTTGATATATTTAATAAAAAAGAAAGTTATGAAATTGAAATAGAAATAGATAATAATGTATTGAAAACATATCCTCAAACAAAAGAAGAATTAATTGCTTTGTTGAAAAAAAATATAAAATATGTATTATGTGGTTTACAAAATACAAATTATCCAGTATCATATAAACAATTGAATGGAATAACACGTGAATATTTATCGTTATTAAAAATAGATAAAAATGTTGATGATGTTATATCAAAGGATTTTATAGGACCGTCATCAATAACACTACAAATTTCCAATATTACAGATGATAAAAATATTTCACTCCAAAATATTCGTGAAAATTATTCTGTAACAGAAAAAGCAGATGGAGAAAGACGTTTGATGTATATTTGTAAAAAAGGAAACATTTATTTAATAGATACAAATATGAATATTCATTTTACTGGTATTAAAACTAATAAAAAGAATTTATTTGCAACACTATTAGATGGAGAATTAATATTACAAGATAAGTCTAAAAAATTTATAAATTTATTTGCTGCTTTTGATGTCTATTTTATAAATTCTACTGATAGACGTGATTTACATTTTAATTATAATGAAGACACACAAAACAAACAAGAAAAACCTAAAGTAGGGCGTTTAAAATTATTAGAAAAAGTTGTTAAATTACTAAATAATGATATTATGTCGCGTGATATAAAAATAAATTTTCAAATAACATCAAAAGAATTCTTTTATGACGGAACTATTTTTGAAAATTGTAATAATATTATTACAAAATCAAATGAAGGTTTATTTACATATAATACAGATGGTTTAATATTTACTCCTGTAAATTGTGGATTACCTATTGTAAATAGATTAATTACATGGGATAAATCATTTAAATGGAAACCACCTGAATTTAATACAATTGATTTCCTGATATCTATTAAACAAGAAAATGGTGAAGAAGTTGTAAATAGTTATATTGATAATAATGGTAAAGTAACACAATATAAAACTTTATATTTAAAATGTGGCTTCGATGAAAAAAAAGATGGTTATATGAATCCTATGCGAAAAACCATTGATGAAGATTTTAGCTCATTATTTGAAAAACCAAAATACAAAGAAAATACTTACAAACCTTATTTATTTTATCCAACAAATCCATATGATGATAATGCTCATATTGCTAATATTAACTTAACAATGAATGAAGGAATTCATAATATTTATACAGAAGAAGGAGAATTAATCGAACATAATACAATTGTTGAATTTAGATATAATTTAAATAATCGTGTTGGTTGGTGTTGGGAACCCCTTCGTGTAAGATATGATAAAACCAGACAATTGAGAAACAATATGAAAAATTATGGTAATTCTTATCATACTGCTAATAATAATTGGAATTCAATTCATAATCCAGTGACCGAAAAAATGATTACAACTGGTTTTGATATTCCTACAAATTATGGTGATAATGATGATGTTTATTATACAAGAATTAAAAATAGATCACATGTAGTAGGTTTGCGCGATTTTCATAATTTATATGTTAAAAGATTATTGATTAGTTCAATAAGTAATCCTGGTGATATGTTATGTGATATTGCGGTTGGAAAAGCTGGTGATTTACCAAAATGGATTGATGCAAGATTAAAATTTGTATTGGGCATTGATAAATCAAAAGATAATATAGAAAATCGTATTGATGGAGCATATGCACGTTATTTAAATCAAAAGAAAAAAAGAAAACATATTCCTGATATGTTGTTCTTAAATGGTAATACCAGTAAGCCATTTGCACATAATGATAATCAAGGTATTATTGGTGAACAATATAAACTAATTTACAATGCATTATTTGGTGTTGGAGGAAAAGAAGAAAGTAAAATAGGTAAGGGGCCATTTAAAAAATATGGTATTGTGAAAGATGGATTTCAAATTACATCTTGTCAATTTGCAGCACATTATTTCTTTGAGTCAGTTAATAGTTTAGAAAATTTCATCCAAAATATTATTGATGTTACAGAAGTTGGTGGTTATTTTATTGGTACATGTTATGATGGTAAAAGAATGTTTAATTATTTAAGTGCTACTAATTTTGATGAAAGTAAAACATTGTATAATAAAAATGGTGATAAAATGTGGGAAGTTACAAGAAAATATAAAAAAGATGAATTTCCTGATAGTGTAGAATCATTGAATTATGCGATTGATGTTTATCAAGATTCTATTGATAAAAAATTCACAGAATATCTTGTTAACTTTGATTATTTCAAACTTATTATGGAACAATATGGTTTTAGATTATTAAATGATGATGAATTAAAAAATATTGGATTAAAATCAAGTATTGGTTCATTTAAAGAATTATATACTAATCTTGAATTAGAAATTCGTGAAGGATTAACAAAACCTGAAAACATTGGTAACGCATTAAATATGAGTGAACAAGAAAAGAAAATTTCATTTTTCAACAATTATTTTATATTTAAAAAAATAAGAAATGAAATTTCATCAGTAGCATTACTTGATACAAAAATACCTGTTGAACCTGAAATAAATATAAATGAAAAATAAATAAATAATTATAAAAATAACATAACAAATATATTTACTAATTAATTAAAGTGATATAAATATATATTATTAATTATTTTATCATTAATAATATGTATTATAAATTACCAAAAATAAATATAAATATCAAACAAATTATTAAAAATTTTTTCACATATGATAATGATATAAAATATGATAAAATTACAAATACACTTGATTTTTCTCAGTTAGAAGACATTACAAATAATATTAATGAAAAAATAGCACACAAAATTGATAATGATGGATGTGATTTTTTTTCTTTTAATGACATGAAAAATATATATAATATAAATCATTTAATTTGTAATAAAGAATATTATGAATATATTAATTTTTTAGAAATAATGAATCATTTTTT